TCAAGAAAATAATTCTCTGACACGTTGACCTTGCTCTTTTTTATGTTCTTCTAGCAAATGTGAATAGGTTTCTAATGTGATTGAAATTGACGCGTGACCTAGCCGTTTGCTTATATATTCAATTGGTAAGCCTTTGGATAATAAATAAGATGTGTGCGTGTGTCTTAACGAATAAGGGGTTATATTATCGTTTTCTAAACCCACTTGTTTTTTAGTATGATTAAACGATTTTTTTATAGCATTGTGACTTAATTTGAACAGTTTGCCGTCAATTCGTCGTGGTAATTTAGCTAGTTTTGAATTTATCAGCAGAACATCTTTAGTTGCTACTTCTACATCACGTTTACTATTTTTAGTTTTCGTACCTGGTAAATGGATTATCCCATCACTTTTATTCAAATCTTGGTATGTCATATTGATTAAATCACTATATCTTGCACCAGTAATCGCAAGTAGATATAAAAATATATAACTTTGTTCATCTCTACTTTTAAAATAATCTAACATCGCTAAATAATGCGTGATACTCATATATTTGTATCGCTCATCTTTAGCTTTAACTGTACCGTTTATAGCTATGTTATATGTTGGGTCTTTTTTGATATGACCGTCATACACTGCATCTTTTAAACACTGACTTAAACAACCATTTACTTTACGCACCGTTTCATCTGCGTGTCCGTCCCCAAACTTATTTAGAAATTTTTGGTATTCTGATCGTGTAATGTTTTTAAGTAACATATTCTTACCAAAGTATTCATTAAACAATCTTAAAGAACGCTCATACCAATAATATTGCATAGGCGATACTTTCTTTTTATTCTTAATGATTAACCACTCATTATAGTAATCTTCAAATTTTTTATTATCTTCAAATTTGCTACCATCTTCTAAATCTCTGATTAAACGTTGTGCTGCATTTGTTGCTTCTGCTTTCGTTTTAAATCCAGATTTACGCTTTTTACCAGATTTAAAACTAGGATGTTTTACATCATACTGCCAGCTTGTTGAGTTCTTATTTTTACGTTTTGTTACTGTAAAAGATGCCATTTCACTCATTCCTCCTAAAAAAAGGTAAAAAAATAATAAGGGTAGGTGGACTACCCTAAAAATTATCTTGTTAAAGTTGATATGATTTGGTCTTTATCCGACCAATTTAATATTGAAAGATTTTCATGCTCTGCTGCTTGACGTGCTCGATCATTAATAGGATGGTCTATGTCATTAGCAATAATGAACATCTGTGAATTTAAATTATTTCTTGAAGGTCTATTTGGCTTAACATCCCTATATATATATACATCGTTTGTTACTTTGTTAAAATCTAAGTTATTTGCAAAATTAATAAGTATTTCAGGCTTAGATTTTGTGCCAGGTAGTATATAATCAATTGAATATTTTATGCCAGATTCTCCTGAAACAGCTACTTTCGCAGAACCTATTATCTCTTTTTCATACAAAAAGTTGAATACATCTTCATAAAATAGGTTTGAAACATTCGCTTTTGTAGTCATGGTAAGGTCATAAATCTTTAATATACCTTGAAGTAAATTATGTTTAGATTGAGCAAAACTTTCATTTTTTACGTCAGTAATAATTTCATCATTATCTAATTTTAAATTAAATTGATTTAAAATATTTTTTATTAATCTATCTCTAGTTTTTGTGGTGATATCCACGCCAAACATTTCTAACTCATTAATGGTTAATCCATCGTCAGAAAGTCTTATTTCATTATTTGGTAAAAGATCAACATATATTCTAATATAATCATTTAAATGGTTTAAAAACGGAGTAGTAATTTCTGTAGAACTATCTAATTCTTTGTATTTATAACTTTGTTTTAGCCAATTGAAATACTCGTTCATTTTTTGTTCGATAGTCTGCATTTATTATCACTCCGTTTCATCTATAGTAAGTTTGATTCAATTATAACATTATCGTGCTTTATTTTAGCATAATCCATAAAGAAATCTAATGAATCGATTAGTTCATCAATTAATTCAACATCTTTAATGTCAGATAAAGGAATAACGGTTCTCCCATTATCATATTCTTCTGTAAAAATATGTAAGTGTGGTGTCGGAACAAAAGAATGATCAGAACCATTTACATCAAAACGTATCATTGAACTTTTATGAGAAATACTATTAAGTAAAATAGTTAGATTATCAGGATTTCTATGTCCTTTTTTATTAATTATTAGCTTAAACTTTTCAGAGTCATCTACAAGATGAATCAGGTTATGTTTTGACTGCTCTCCCCTAATAGGTAATTTAATTATATTCTTTTCAAAAACCTTTATCTTTTGTATCAAACTGTCGTATAATTCTTTCTCCATCCCTCAACCTCCTTTGCTTAAATAATCTTCGTCTTCATCTACTTTACTTTCAATAATTTTAAGCACCTTTCTTACTTTATAAGATGTAATATCTTTAGGTAAAGAATAGGTGAAGTAATTATTTTTATTCGTTTTAACTTCGTAAACAATTTCATTTAATTTTATTTTGCAATTTAAAATTATCAATTATTGTCTCCTTAAAAATAAATGAATTCAACACACCTCATACATCCTATATACTCTCAACGGCTCAAACGTAATAGCGTAATTACCGTAGTGAGTTCCAATACCATATTTATTTTTGTAATGTTCCAGTATCTCTACTATGTACTTTTCAGTTAATTGAACATAATCAGCTAGTTCGTATAAGCTACTTACACCATAGTTATGTGCCTCCACAATAATGCGCAGAGGAAGTGCTGCCTCGTACCCATGACGTCTAGCGTAGTTTTCAAATTTGCGATTTATGTCTTTAGATTGATCTAAGATATTCCCATATGTAAGTTTATGATGTGCCAGTTCTTCGTACAGCACTTCAGCTTTGCGTGTTTCGGATAAATCTTTATCTATCAATATTATGCCGTCTTTATAGAAACCGCTATACCCATCAGGTAGCGAATGTGTATCTTTAATTTTAATGTGTTCATTCTCAGCAAGTAATTGTTCGTAACGTGACAATAAAACCAATCCCTTTATTTGTCTTCACTTTTAAATCTATCTATTAAACTCATAATATAGTCAACATCTTCTTGTTTTAATTCGCCTTCCAGATGTGCTGCTAGAGTTTGTGGTTCTTTTTGTTTCATTTCTTTAATTCCACTTAATTCATCCAATGAAATGTCAAAAAAATGCGCTAATGCACTCGCATGGTCCATAGAAGGACTTGATTCCCCTTTTTCCCAACGGTCAATGGAAGTTTTTGAAAATTTAACATTATAATTTTTATTAAGTCTGGTTGCTAATTCTTGTAAAGATAAATTTCTACTTTTTCTTAATGTTTTTAAATTCTTTTCGAAAGTTTCCATATCTTTTTTCTCCTAAGTTCATATTTTACAAATATTATTATAATATTTGTATCCCGAAAACGCAACGATTATTTTGAATAAATTTACCGAAAACGGATTTTTTTCATTGACTTTGAATATATAGGCATGTAATATACTATGTGTAATCCCGAAAACGGGATAAAAGGAGGTGGAAGTATGGTACAACAAAAGCATGTTAAACTCCGTTTGTATTTAGATAAACACGGTATAAAACATAAAGAAGTTGCAAAAGCTATGGGAATGACAACAAATAGATTTAGTCAGAAAATCAACAGAAATAAAAGTGACTTCACATTACAAGAGGCTAGTTTATTATGTTATATACTTGATTTAAATATGAATGAGTTTTTTTATAACCCTGATGTCCCGAAAACGGGAATTAATAAAATTTTAAGCTAAAGGAGACACTATGGAACAAATCACATTAACTAAACAAGAACTTGCTGAAATTGTTCAACAAGAAATAAGTAAAAGGTTAGACGGTAGAAAACGAATTAGTTCAGGTTCAATTTTTAACGAAGTCAAGATTGAACATACAGACTTTGATGAAATTAATAATCAGTTTGATTTCACAAAAGATTTAATCGAATCAAAAACATTTGGATTAGGACACCCTTTATCCTTGAAGAAATATCAACATGGGCTAGGTTGTTATGAACATTACAAAGCATACGCTAGTGAAATACATGATCACATTAGAAAACTAACATTATCAGCATTCGGTGTGACACTTAATTCTGATTTAAGTGAGAAAGAATACGAAGAAGCAGCGAGAATGTATGAATTGATAAAAGGTTTCTATTTATATCAGTACCAAAGAAGAATTGAAAAATTAACAATTGATGATTTCGAATAAGGAGGAAATCAAATGGAAGAAGGAAAATTAGATGAAATTCTAAAAATACTAGACGGTACGCCTAAATATGAGTGGGATAGATTAGTGCAAGAAGTTAACAGAGTTTACAGCCATAAGACCGTCAAGGTTGAGCTTGACAGTCAAAGCTGTAAAACAATTAAGAAGTTACTTAGTTAAAACTTGAATAAAGCTAGGGTGAATACGGTAATTGACGTTATCAATTTGAATGTTGACGTAATCGAAATTGAATAAGTTGTTGATTTGTTCTTTATACCAAAGATTTGCATCGGTATAAGAGTTATCAATTACAACATCTTCAGATTCAGATAAATTAACCCATTCACCTAAAAGACAAGCGTAAACATTTTTCATAAAATCACCTCCTAAAAGGAGTATAGCAGAAAGGAGCATAAACAATATGCAAGCATTACAAAAAATACAAATTGAAAATAATTCAGAATTAGGAGCAGTCGTTTCTAGTCGAGTAGTAGCAGAGGAATTAGAGAGAAGACACGACCATGTAAAAAGGGATTTAGAGAATATTTTAAAATCTCACTCCCCAAATCTGGGGAGTGAGATTATCCCAAACACTTATAAAAGCAAAAGAGGTCGCGAATATAACGAATACCTACTAACTAAAGACGGTTTCACTTTATACATGTTCAACATTCAAGGTCACAACGATTTCAAAATGGCTTACATTAATAAATTTAACGAAATGGAACGTCAAATCGCACAACCTGTCGCAAGTTACATGATTGAAGACCCAGTCAAACGTGCTGAACTTTGGATAGAGGAACAAAAAGAGAAACAACAGTTACAACTTGAAAACAACATGCAAAAACAAAAGATTGCTGAGTACGAACCTAAAGCATCTTATCTAGACACAATCTTAAATAATAAAAGTTTAGTTACAGTCGGTCAGATTGCTAAAGATTACGGAATGTCGGCTCAAGCATTAAACAAGTTACTGCATGAACTGAAAGTTCAATATAAACAATCTGGTCAGTGGTTACTATATTCTAACCTACATGCTAAAGGCTACACACATTCATCTACTACTGAAATCGAACATAAAGACGGTAGTACATCGGTTCGCATGAATACTAAATGGACACAGAAAGGTAGATTGTTCATCTATGAATTACTAAAAGATAACGATATTCTACCCACAATCGAACAAACAACTTAAAGGAGGAAATCAAATGCAGGAACAAAATAAAAAACCTCAAACTACTCATGGCAGTGAGCAGAGTGAGGTGAATGTTAAAAATAATTTAGTTACTTTTTAAAGTTCGGATAATAAGTTGATAAAAAACTAATTAAACACACTATAGCAAGGATTAATGAGTTTTGAATGTGTAGGTCGTTATCGTTTATATAATTAGTTGCAAAGTTTCCAATATCAGTACTTGCACCAATACTACTCGACCATCGCACTACTGTTTTGAAAGGATGTGGATAATCATTTTTGAAAGCATCGATAAATTTATTGTATTTATTATCAGCATTATGATTATTTATTGGATAGGTCGAATTGATGGTTTCAACCAAAGTAGAAATAGCAGTTGGATTGATATAAAAATCTCGAATGGTTTGTTGCGCTTGAGACACTACATCATCGTCAAACCCATAACTATTTTTAAAAGACTTTATAGCTTTTTCAGAAAATAAATTTCTTTGGAAATTATAAGGATTAGATATATTAGGAAAATTCCAATTAAACGATGGTTTCCTAGTTAATGTAATTAATTCTGATAATTTTAAATTTACTACATTTACATTACCCATTCGTAAAAGTTGATTTTTTAATTGCCTATTAATTTCTAAGATATTAGTTAAGTTTTGATTTGATAGTAATGAAGGTTTCAATGCTGTGCGTTTCGCTGATTCAAGATCGGAAACGGTTTTGTTAATAATTCCTCGAACATTTCTTAGAGGATCAATATACATTATTTTTCACCACCTACCATCGCAGTAGCGATAACCAAATTATACACGAAAGGAGTGTTAATAAATGGAACAAGAATACAAATACTTTTTAGATGTTAAAGGTTTTGTTGAGGTAAGCGGGCTTTCGAAAGATGACTTCGAAAAGAAAGTTGCTAAGATACAAGAATTTAAAAAATTTATCTATAAATTTGAAGACAGTCGCAAACGTTACATCAAAGTTAAACCAGCATTAGAGTTTATCGAAAACAATTTAATGAGTAGCGAAACTGATTTATAAGGGGGTGAAGAAATGTCAATCAAAGACAAAACAATTTTGATAACTGGAATGATGTTCAACGTAACATTTTTCTTATCAATGATGATGAGTGTATTCATCACTAATGCAATAGCGATTGCAATGGTTGCGTCGGTAGTAACGTATCTATTTTTTGACAAATTATTTTACGCACAAAAAAAGACTGAAAGTCGCTGCAACGACTAACAGTCAAGCACTTAACAAAAATTTCATCTTAATCATATAACGGGAGGCACATATATGCAAGAGGTAACTCTATCTTTAAAAGAATATGACAACCTGCTAAAAGATAGCGAAGACTTAGTTTTAATCAGTTTAGAAAACAAACATCTAAAAAGACAACTTGATACTGCTAAAGAGCATATTAAAGATTTAAACGACAATATCAATTTATATATTGCCCTGTATCAAAGTGCAGATGCTAGGGCAGACAGAGCGAATAAAAGACTGGAGGAGTATATCAATGTCAAACACATATAACTTAACTCAAGCCTACTTAGAAGTTTTAAACAAATTAGACGAAGGTTATTCATTCGAAGATTTAAAAGATACGTTGGATAGCATCGAAGAAGAATTGAACATAAAAGTAGATAACACTATCGGCTTAAAGCGTTCAGTCGATGCTGACATTGAAACAATAGATAAAGAAATAAAGCGTCTACAAGCAATTAAAAAACAGAAATCTAACCTTTCTGATAAATTAAAAGGTTATTTACTCGACATGTTAGAACAACGTCAATTGGATAAGTACCGCACATCTACTAACTACATTTACAAACGTAGTAATGGACCAAGTAAAGAGGTCATAGATGAAAAATTAATACCTAAAGAATACTGGGTATCACAAGCACCAAAACTCAACTCTAAAATGCTTACTGATGATTTGAAAAACGGTAAAGACGTTCCGGGTGCAAAGTTGAAACACACTGTTAGTTTGGTGGTGAAGTAGATGACTGAACAACCTAGCTTCACAGACAAGTTTAGAGAATTAAACAGTAGAGATGTAAGTGCGCATGTTGAGAAAAAACAAAACTTGAATTACTTATCGTGGGCGTATGTACAACAAGAATTAACTAAAGAAGATCCAAATTATACAGAGAGAGTAATTGAATTCCCATATCCAGATAGTAATAACGAAAACTTTTTCGTACCTTACCTTAAAACAAATGAGGGGTACATGGTATGCGTCGAATTAACAGTGTTCGGTGTAGCTAAACGTGAATGGTTGCCAGTTTTAGATTACAGAAACAAACCAGTAGCTATTGGTAGTTCTACTGCAATATTCGACATTAACAAAGCGATTAAGCGATGCATGGTTAAATGTGCAGCTAAGTTTGGACTAGGTAACTACTTATATTTAGGCGAAGAAGTACCAAGTGCAAGTGATAACGATGTTACAGAATTAGAAGAACGTATCAATCAGTTTGTAACGCTATCACAAGAAAAAGGTAGAGATGCAACGTTAGACAAAACAATGCGTTGGTTAGGTATTCAAAACATTAACAAAGTTACTAAAAAAGATATTGCAGTAGCACATCAAAAATTAGATGCAGGACTAAAACAATTAGATAAGGAGAATGGCAATGACTAACTTAACAATTTTAACAGGACGTATCACTAAAGACTTAGAACTTAAACAAGCAGGACAAACTCAAGTAACTAACTTCTCATTAGCAGTAGATAACCCATTCAAAAAAGACGACACATCATTTTTTGACATCGTAGCATTCGGTAAAACTGCTGAACTACTTAATAACTACTGTGGTAAAGGTAGCAAGATTTTAATTGAAGGTAACTTGAAACAAGATAGATTTCAAGATAAAGAAGGAAACAATCGTTCAGTAGTACGAGTAATTGCTAACAGAATTGAATTTTTAGATAGCAAAGGTAGTAATCAATCGCAGGAAAAAACGCAAACAGGTAACAATCCATTTAATAATGGTATGCAAAACGCCAATGGGCCAATTGACATTTCTGATGATGATCTTCCGTTTTGATTGGACTGATTTAAATGCCAATTATTAAAAACTACATCACTCAAGATGACGGTACAACTACCGTTGTCATTGAGGGTGTAGAACTAGATAACAAAACTTCACTTTTACTCGATAATGGGTTTGAAGTAGAAGCCGATGTGCAAGTCGTAGACCCTTTCAGAATTACCGACAAACAACGCCGTAAGATATTTGCACTTGTAAAGGACATAGAGGCTCATACAGCTCAACCTATGGACTACATGCGCCATATGTTCATCGAATACGTTCGGACGTACTACGGCTACGACAAGCGCATCTCATTAAGTGATTGCACACGTACACAAGCAAGCCAAATTATCGAGGTTACATTGGACTGGATATTTCATAACGATATACCACTCGCATATAAAACAAGTGACTTACTCAAACAAGACGAATCATTTTTATATTGGTCAACGGTCAATCGTAACTGCGTTATCTGTGGCAAACCACATTCAGACTTAGCACATCATTACGCAATAGGACGTGGTGCAAATCGCAAAACAATGGACCACTACGGTTACGAAGTGTTAGCACTTTGCAGAGAACATCATTCAACTCAACACCAAATGGGCGTTAAAAGTTTTGATGAATATTACCACTTAGAGAACAGCTGGATAAAAGTAGATGATCGTTTAAATAAAATGCTAAAAGGAGGTACAGCAGATTGATAGATAGATTTGATGTAGGAGAGCGTATCAGTGACCGCAGAACGCGGTTAGGAATGACACAAAAAGAATTAGCTAGTAAAACAGACACAACTAAATCGACAGTTCAAAAATGGGAATATGGCGTTCATCTACCTAAAAAAGAAAGAATACCTAAAATAGCTGAACATCTGAAATATAGCGAAGAATATTTGTTGTATGGGGAGTGAAGAAATGGAACTAAATAAAATGGTAAATGAATTTGAAGTATTAAGGTTTTTACTGCAATTACACAATACAGAAATAACTGATTTTAACCAAAAAACTATCAGCTTTGATATAGAACAAGAAATCATAAAATATCCTTTAGCTGATAGCTGGAATGATTATTTACTTTTAAACGACGAAGAAGTCAATTCTAAGTTAAAAAGTTTGATAATGTTGCATCGCCGAAATCTACAACCGGTAATTGACGAAAAGTATCAAGAAGAGCTTGAAAGAACTCAACCTTCTTTTGATAAAAGCTTTGACCCTGATCCTGAGAAAAGATACTCACAAAATTAAATAGTTTACGTATAAAAGCATCATAAGCGTAGTAATCATCATCAATTTTAATTGTTTTTAATTCTAATTCCAAAGCTTTATGTAAATATTTCAGACATTCTAAATGTACTTGATTAAAACTATTTTCAGTGAGTGTATATGCAATGTTCAATGCAGACTTAGCAATTAAAAATAAATCAGTTTCCCAAAAGAAAAGATGAGTTTTATCTAACTGCAAGTGCTGTTTTTCAGCTAAAGTTAATAATCTTTTGGAGTTACTCCAATTGTCCATTTAAACCACCTCCTATATCAAAGGATTATATCAGAAAGGAGTAAATAAATGACCGAACAACCTAGCTATTATTCAATAATTACTGCAAACGTAAGATATGATAACCGATTAACCGATAGCGAGAAGTTACTTTTTGCTGAAATCACTTCATTAAGTAACAAGTATGGTTATTGCACAGCGAGTAATGGTTACTTTGCCAAATTATATGAAGTAACGAAAGTAACAATATCAAGACGGATAGCAAACTTAAAAAACAGTGGTTACCTCAATGTTGAAATCATTCGAGAAGGTAATGAAATTAAACAAAGAAAGTTATACCCCTTAACACAAATGTTAAGACCTATTAACACAAATGATAATACCCCTATTAACAATTCTGTTAATACCCCTATTATCACAAATGTTAAAGAGAATAATACAAGTATTAATACTACAAGTATTAATAATATAAATAGAATAGATACATTGTCGGGCAACCCGACCCCTATTCCTTATAAAGAAATTATCGACTATCTTAATGAAAAAACTGAGAAAAATTATAGTCACAAATCAAAAGCTAATCAAAAATTAATTCAAGCGAGATTTAACGAAGATAATGCAAAAGAAGATTTCTTTACTGTTATAGACAACATGGTTGCTCAATGGAAAGGTAATCCCAAAATGGAAGAATACCTACGACCGAAAACATTATTTAGTGGAAATTTTGATAATTATAAAAACCAAACTAGCAAAGTTAGCCAGTCGTCAAACCAATACACAGACGCATTTAATCGTGCTGCGCAATCAACAAGCATGGATAACGTGCCGTTTTAAAGGAGTGATAACTTGAAATCGTTTAGCGATATAGCTAGATCAACTAGCTTTAAAAGTAAGGTTCTTGAGAAAGAAGAAAATTTAAAATGCGAAGATTGTGGTCGGATTTATGACTACTATAAATTTGAAAAACAAGACGGGGAAATACATGAAGTTAGGTTCGGTTGCGACTGTGAGATGAAAGAGTTTGCCAGAAAATCAACTGCAAACTATCACAAAAAGCAAAGACGTAGAAAAGCAGAAAGTATATTTAATCAATCTATTATGAATGAAGATTTAAAAAAAGCATCGTTTGATAACTATGAACCTACTAACCAACAACTAGAATACGCTAAGCAGTTATGTAAACGATACGCAGATAACTTCAACTTAGATAATAAGCAGTCGTTACTAATACAAGGGTCATTCGGTACAGGTAAATCACATTTATCTATGAGTATTGTAAAAGTGGTTAAAGCAAATGGTTACACAGTGCTTTATATGAACGTACCACAGCTTATTTCAACGATAAAAAACACTTACAGCAATCAATCAAGCATGACCGAACAGGAACTAGCAAGAATAGTAAGCGATGTCGATTTAATGGTATTTGATGACTACGGTATCAACATGAACGACTTTGCTACCAGCAAGATGTTCGAGTTAGTCGAAAGTAGAGTAGGCAAGCACAACATCTTTACTACCAACCTAGATGAAAAGGAAATGGCTAGGAATAAAGATTTACAACGAATATTTAGCAGAATAATGAGTAACACAACGCTAATCAAAATGGACGGCCAAGATTACAGAACTAGGGGGCTAAAATTTTGATTACATTGGACGACATCAAACTAAATCTTGAGTGTTCAGATGTGTATGCTCAGAAACTCATAGAATACGCACAGGGCGACCAAGACAAGTTGGAGGATATATACTTCCAGAAACTTGCAGAACGTCGTGTGAGAGAGGCTGTGGTCGAATATGGGACTTAGAGAAAATCAACCTAACGCATATAGCTTGTACGAAAGCGATGGTTGGGAAATGCTTAGGGTTCTGCCTAGAGATGACGGTACTTTCTATCTTGCTAATAAAGGCGGAATGAGTGATAAGCATTTTAAAACATCTGTAACTAAAGATGAGTTAGCAAAGATGAAACGGAAACATAAATTATTTAGAAAAGAAGAATTACAACAGCAAACAACAATAGATGAATTCTTGTTCTAGGAGTGACAACGTGCAGATAGAAATTAACTTTAACGAAACGTATGAGGCACCTATTGGCTCGCCTCGTCCACGTTTCAGAAATACAGGTAGATTTGTTCAAACATACATGCCAGCGTCATATACGGCGCATAAGAAGTTTATACAGAGTCAGTTACCTAAAAAGATGTTGAATACACAACTTAAAGTGTCGCTTTACTTTTATTTTAAACCACCTAAGAGTTGGTCAAAAAATCAGAAACTAATAGCGATAGGTCAGTACAAACGTACTAAGCCAGATATAGATAACTTAATCAAGACTGTGTTAGATGCAGCGAACGATCATCTATGGAAAGACGATAACCAAATCGTTGAAATACACAGTTTTAAGCAATATGCAGAGGAACCGAAAATCATTTTAGAAGTGGAGGAAGTGTAATGCACGAAGAAACACTAAAACTCACATTCGATTTGACTGTGGAAGTAGAACAGCCTATTTGGATAAATAAACATGCTGATAGAGAAAACTATATCGAGCATTACTCTAATAGATATAAAAATGATCCTGACAATTTACTCGATAATATCAAAAACATTACCGACGTTAATGTCAGTTACGCAGATTGGAAGTGACATCATGCCGAAAGTGAACTTAGACGGTAAACGTTACAGATTATGTGATGTATATAAATATTTTGATGTATCTGATAGCACAGTTCGCAAGAGATATAAAGAAGGTTTACGTGGTCCAGAATTAATACATGGCAAAGGAGTTTATGAATATGGTGCAGACGTACGAAAGAAATGAAAAGCAATTAACAGCTAAGCAATTGTATGAAATACAGCAAGCAGAAATTAGGCACGAAAGAGCGTTGAAACGTAAACGTAGAGAAGAACGTATTGCTAGAGCTAAACGTGCAGAACGTGAGGTTGCTAAGCATAGAGTTAACACTAGATACTTTAAAAATCTAGTACAAAACAATCTTATGGTTAAAGTCAAAACAGATCAATACGGCAATGTTCAGAGGGGGTAGCGGAATGGAAAATGTAAGAATAATTGATTTAAAAGTAGATAATATTGTTCAGTTCCAAGCAACATTTAAAGGTGTTACTGCTATGCAAACGGCCATAGTCAATCGTGTGTATGCAAAAGAAATACTATTAAAAACAGTTTGGTACGCAGAGGTTGAGAATGCAGGTGGTTATAAATTCACACTTACAGATAACGATGACTTTGTGAGAGTAAATGAGCCATTCACACGTAAGGTGGATATGGTACATCAACCATCGCACTATCATAGTGAAAATGGTATCGATTTAATTGAGTTCTGTCGCCAACAATTTACCGATGAAGAATTCAGAGGTGCTATGAAGTTTACTCAAATGCGTTACTCGCTTAGAACAGGTCGTAAAGAAAACGACCTACAAGACCAAAGCAAGTTGAAAGAGTACGCAGATAGATTTATGGAAGTACTGAACAATGCAACTCGATAACACAGTATACCAACGATACAAATATAAAACTAATGCCAAGACACCTACACAGATACAACAGGAATTACGCAAGCTAGGTGTCAAAGGCTTTGTGGTTAAGGTAGCAGGAAGTAGAGTGACGATGTTGGTTGATAGAGAGCGTATAAATAAGAACAGGGAGTGTGTAAGGAATGGCAAAGATTAAACGCAATGTAGAAATGACATTACCAGAATTAATTGAGTGGGCGTGGGAGAATGAAGTTAGTGATAAGGCTTTTTATAGCAATCTTGATGGTGGTTCTGTGTATTTCGATAAAATTCAAAATTTGTCGATAGAGCATGAAATTGCTATAAATGAAACCTTCACAGTAGAAATCGAAGAAGAAATTACAGAGGAAACTGAGGTTCCTAAATTAATATCTATCGATAGAAATACTCAAAATGAGGTTAATATAAAATTTTATTGCAGTATCAAACAACTAATAGATAGAGCTGATTATAACTATTATATCTTAAACGACGACGGCACAATGACTTTAATTTGGAAGGACGGTGCTATGGTTGATGACAGAGAAAAGTAAAGAAAAGATATTGGAATATATTAAAAATAACCATTTAGACTACGACGGTGTATTTGGTGAATTAGTGGACGCATCAAAACGATCAGTAGATTTACGTTGGCAGCTTATATTAGATTTTTATTCACCTTTACAAACTCATACATCAAAAGTAATGAGTAAAGAAGAAATGCTCATACATGAATTATTTAAACAGTGTAAGTCGTTTAAAAAACAACGCGACGAACTCATCAATGATATTGCAGATATTAAACGTAAGGCAGAGGTGTTTGATGAGATAAAAGAATATACATTAGACAAAATAGAAACGTTAACTACAAGACAAGAGTTTGCATCAAATTCTAATGAGTTTGAATACTTTGGAAACTTACTAACTGCATTTAAAGCTATAAAAATTAAAATGAACGATTTGGAGCGTGGTAGTGATGTGGAGAGTGATTGAATTAGAAGAATTTCATAATATTCGAGATTATAACCCAGCGTATAAGCAACTTCAAAAATACTATGATAATTATAGGCATGTTATTGTTTTAGGTTATAGCGTATCAAACGTACAAACAAATATCCTATTCAAATACTGGGAGGATACGGACAATGAATAATACCTTAGCTTTAATAAAACGTGAACATGCTAAGTGGTTGTACGGCAAAATTACAGTTGTGCAATTTGCTTACAACGTTGAGGAAATACTTAATAAATTGGAGGACGAATAAATGGAGATATTTCACTCACTATGTTTGCTTTTGGCTGGTGCATTTATTTCGGTCTGTATAGAAAGGTTTTATAAATAAAAAATAACTTTTAATAATAAAAAATTAAGGAGGAAGAGTAAATGACTAACACATTAACAGTAGATCAATTACAAGAACTTTTAAAAATACAAAAGGAATTTGACGATAGAATACCAACACTTAATTTACAAGATAGCAAGATTGCGTATGTGGTTGAGTTTTTCGAATGGTTTAATACACTTGAAACGTTCAAGAATTGGAAAAAGAAACCGGGCAAGCCGTTAGATGTACAACTTGATGAATTAGCAGATATGTTGGCGTTTGGGTTGAGTATTGCTAATCAATTAAATGATGAATGCGAAGAAGAAACCGATAAGATATTAAAACGTATTTTAGATAATCCGTTTGAGTATAGAGGGGATATTGACGACTATCACAGTGAAGAAGTTTTAGATTACATTTGGTCAACTGATGATGAGAATACACAAATTGAAATCGTTTTAGCTATTGCTAAACATTACTACTCAATTGACCAACTCATCGCAGCATACAAAAAGAAAATGGAGCGTAATCATGCAAGACAAGATGGAAAAGCAGACAAAGACAAAGGGTACGTGTAAGAAGGATATAGTAGCAGAGATTAAAAGAATACTACGCAAAGAGTAGCGAGAAGTAACGAGAAGTAAAACGGAGTAGCGAGGAGTAGATAAAGTGAGTAATAATATCGGAAGTTTTAACATGCCCAAGCAACAATTAAAAGAATTATCAGATGCACACCTAGCTATGCACTTCACGTATATGGAAAAACGATTTAAGCAACTTAATAAAATGAAATTTGATTGCAAATTACCACTAGGGAGTAATGAATATGAACTATTAGTTATACCTAGCGAAACACAAAAAGAATTTAAAAGTCTGTTCAGACAGGTTATGAAAGATAAAATCTCAGAGGCACACGCTGAATTTGTAAAACGTAATAGTGGAACGTACGAAACCAATGTAAAGGAAGTGTTGGGGAAGTGACACAGTATTCTAAAGTGTATCTGAAAAAGAACCATCATAAAAGAGGCATCAAATTAGGTGAAGTTGTAAAAGGTTCTAGCTGGTTAGAAATGACAGAACAGTTGTCTAAGTTGAAAGAACTACCTATAACACCTTATTTAAGATTTTGGGAAATAGATAATGACCTTCATATAGATTACGGTTCGCATAGTGCATTAATAATCGTTAAGGAGTGAGTGGGAATAGAAGACTTTTATATCTTAATTTTTATAGGGCTTTCATACGGGGTTTTTAGTGCAGTGTTTGATAAATATATGGAAACTGATAAAACAAAGCATGAAGCTATTTATAAAATAATATTGTTAATCATTGTTATTACAACTACGGGGTTGGCACTAAAATATCATTTGTTATCTACCTTGATAGTGTTATTGGCATTTATGTTTATAGATAAAATTAAAATGTTTCATAAGGAGTGATAGCATGCCACAATTCCTAATCAGAGAATTCACAGACAGCACAGGTCACATTCACACGGATATAGAGAAAGCACGCACAAATGAAACTCTCTCCATTGTAGATGCAGAGGATAAGGAAGAGGCGTTGAAAGTATATAAAACACAACAATATTTGATGTCTGTTGCAGAAAAGTTAAAAAAATCAAGGAGTGAACGGAATGATTAAACACATACTTAAAGATTTATTCTTAATCGCTATGTATGAGTTAGGGAAGTATCTCACTTCTCTACTCATCACTATTTTAGAAAGCGAAGATGATATTGATACTGCACCGAATGATTACGCATTAGAAACGGATCAACACGACTTGAACAGAATTAAAGCAGAGGTGAGTGAATGACTTGGTGGATCATTTTAATACCATTAGCTTATCTAGTATGGATATGTATAAAGAGTGAGGGGGAACGTAAGTGAATAAAAGATATGTGGTGAAAATAAATGATATTTTATTTTTAGCTAAAGGACCATTCAAAACTGGAGTTACTAAAAATGTATTTTTAGCAATGACGTTCGAAGTTGAAGAAATAGCTAGAAAGACTGCCAAAGAATATGGCGGAAAGGTAATGGAGTTAAAACCACACTTAAAAGAAATAAATTAACTATGGTTAAGCCTGTTGCGACGGGCTTAATCTTTATTTTTATGTTATAATTAGTACCAGATACTAATTTATATGGAGGGCAATATAAGTGTATAGTAGAGATGATATTTTACAGGGAATAAATAATTATAGCTGGTGGTGTAATGCGATTGCGTCACATTGTCCAGATTATAGTAGCAACTCAATCGCTCAATATGGTATAGAGGCAACAATGCCTAAAGCAGAGGGAGAAAATAGCAGTAAGGTAGAACAAACTGTTATACGATTGGATAAGTTTAATAGTCATTATGCGAAGATGTTGGGTATTATCAATGTGATTAATACACACCAACCTAAACTCGATACACTTAATTATGTATTGCTCGATTATTTGAAACGTGGGGAAACGAGTAAGGTTATTTGTGATGAGTTACCTATCCACAAGAATTATCTGAAGGACCGTAAAATAGATTTAGCTGAACAAATATTCTTAATGCAATAATGGAACAAGTGGAAAGAATGGACATAATAGACGCTATTATGAGATATGAAAAATTCATAATATAATCGACACGTAAGAGTTATCTCCTAGTGTAGCGTTTTTATAAGTTACCCGGAGATGTACCTAACACAAGTGATTGGATAAGCACTTATCATCTTGTAGATGTTATGCGTCCGATTGCTGAACTGTCTATCTGTGAGGTAGGCAGTTTCGATAATACTCTTACATAGATTTTGTTTTTTGGTTCAATAATACGACTAATGTTTACTGGCATTATTTTCTCCTTTCAATTTAGATTTTGGCTATCCGAGAGCAACTCGGGTAGTCTTTTTTATTACAAATTTATAGAGTTATTAACGTAAAGTAGGTGGTAGTATAAGATGACGAAAATGCTAAACAATGCTAATTTTGACGACTTTTTAAAGTTGAGTGAAAAACAGCAGAAGTATATAGAAATAAAGAACGAAACAGGACAAACAGATAAAACTATCGCTAAAAAAATCGGCGTCGATACTACAACGATTAGCAGATGGAAAAGAAAAGAAGAATATCAGCTAGGTTTAAAGGGGTATCAAGCATATTATCTTAGCGAGAAAACACCACAAGCACTTTTAACTATGACAAGACTGTTAAATGCTAGAAGTGAATTAGTAAGGTTTCAAGCAGCAAAAGATATACTTGATCGTTCTGGTTACAACCCAGTTGATAAACAAGAAATCGAAACAACTGCGACGGTACAGTTCAATGACGATATCAATTGACTTATCTAAACTTATTCCCGAACACTTTCACGACCTATGGAGAGCAACTAAGAACAAAGATATATTAAATATAGTCGCTAAAGGTGGACGTGGTAGTGGTAAATCGTCTGATATATCCATCATCATTACGCAATTAATTATGCGTTATCCTATGAACGCTGTTGTAGTCCGTAAGACAGATAACACATTAGCAACGTCTGTATTTGAACAGATTAAATGGGCGATAGAAGAACAAAAGGTATCTCACTTGTTCAAAGTGAAAGTGTCGCCTATGGAAATTACATTTATACCTAGAGGGAACAGAATTATCTTTAGAGGGGCGCAGAACCCTGAACGATTAAAGTCGTTAAAAGATAGTCGGTTCCCTTTTTCTATTATGTGGATAGAAGAATTAGGCGAGTTTAAAACAGAAGATGAAGTAACAACGATTACTAACTCAATGTTACGTGGAGAATTAGACGAAGGACTGTTTTATAAGTTTTTCTTCTCATACAATCCAGCTAAGCGTAAGCAACACTGGGCGAATAAGAAGTATGAGAGCGCTTTTCAACCTGCAAATACTTTTGTACATCATTCAACATACTTGGACAACCCTTATATATCTAAACAGTTCATTCTAGAAGCAGAGAGTGCAAAAGAGCGTAACGAGTTAAGGTATCGTTGGGAGTATTTAGGCGAGGCAATCGGTAGTGGTGTTGTGCCATTTGATAACTTGAAATTCGATAAGATACCTGACGACTTATATAACTCATTCGATAACATTCGTAATGCCGTTGACTTCGGATATGCAACTGACCCTCTAGCATTTGTACGTTGGCATTATGATAAGAAGAAACGTATTATCTACGCAGTTGATGAACATTATGGCGTACAAATAAGCAATAGGGAGTTTGGTAACTGGTTGAAGAAGAAAGGTTATCAGTCTGATGAGATATATGCAGATAGTGCAGAGCCTAAGTCTATTGCAGAGTTAAAACAAGAGCATGGCATCAGACGTATCAAAGGCGTTAAAAAAGGACCGGACAGCGTAGAACACGGCGAGCAGTGGTTAAATGATTTAGATGCAATTGTAATTGATCCAACACGTACACCTAATATCGCAAGAGAATTTGAAAATATTGATTATGAAACAGACAAAGACGGTAACGTCAAACCAAGATTAGAAGATAAAGACAATCACACAATAGACGCTACGAGATATGCGCTAGAACGTGATATGCGTCAAAACAAAATTAGTATATTAACGTAAATGAGGTGGTTATTATTAATTGGCCATGGGAACGACCTTATCACGAAACGATAATGGAACAAATCAAGCCTAAGTATGAAACGCAAGAAGAAATGATTATGCGATTAGTTAGGGAACATAAAGAGAATATCGACAATATCACAATCGGAGAACGATATTATAATCATCATCCGGATATTTTAGATGCACCATTTAAAACTGATGTAAATGGCGACTATGATGAGACTAAACCGGACTGGAGAATGTACACTAACTATCATCAAAACTTAGTTGATCAAAAAGTCGCATACACAGTAGCTAACCCGGTTACATTTGGTACAGAGAACGAGAAAGCACTCAAGACTATTCAACACGTACTTAATCATAAGTGGGATGATAAGTTAGTAGATATTCTAACTGCTGCAAGTAATAAAGGTATTGAGTGGGTGCAACCTTATGTTGATGAACAAGGAGAGTTTAAAACATTCCGAGTACCTGCTGAACAAGCAATTCCTATTTGGACAAATAAAGAGCGTGACGAATTAGACGCATTTATCCGTGTGTATGAATTAGATGGTGCTGAAAGAGTGGAATATTGGACTAAAGATGATGTGACGTACTACGAGCTACAAGAAGAACAACTCATTCCTGATTTTTACCGTAGCGACGACCATATTCAGCCACATTATTATCAAGGTAATAAATTAATGAGTTGGGGACGCGTACCTTTTATACCTTTCAAGAACAACCCTCAAGAAGTATCAGATTTATTTATGTACAAGACAATTATCGATGCACTAGATAGACGCTTATCAGATACACAAAACACGTTTGATGAATCAGTTGAGTTAATTTACATCTTAAAAGGTTATGAAGGAGAAAACCTAAAAAACTTCATGCATAACCTTAAATACTATAAAGCAATTAATGTTGATGGCGAAGGCTCGGGAGTAGACACAATTAAAGTAGAAGTACCCGTAGAGTCGGTTAAAGAGTATTTAAAGATGTTACGGGAATACATTATCGAATTCGGTCAAGGTGTGGACTTCCAGCAAGATAAATTCGGTAATAGTCCCAGTGGTATCGCACTCAAGTTTATGTACAGTAATCTAGATTTAAAAGCGAATAAGTTAAAGAATAAGACGCTTACTGCATTGCAAGAGTTATTACAGTACATTATCGACTTCTACAAGTTAGATATCAAAGTGCAAGACATTGAGATTACGTTCAACTTCAATATTATGGTAAACGAGTTAGAAAACTCTCAAATCGCTATGAACTCAACTGCTATCTTGTCTAAAGAAACAGTTATTGCTAATCATGCATGGGTTGATGATCCGGTCGCAGAAATGGAAAGAATTGAACAAGAAAACATTGAACTTAACCAACAACTCCCTGATATTGAGGAGGGTTTGAATGGCGGACAAAGACAATCCGAAGATAAATAATCAAGAAGATATTGATAGATATATTAATGCACTAATAAAGAAAGCTGAAGATGAAATCGAAATACTTTTCTCAAGACGCTTAAAACAAATTAAGCAAGAGATTGAAGATATGTTTTCTAAATACCAATCTGATGACGTATATGTAACATGGACTGAATTTAATAAGTATAACAGGCTCAATAAGGAACTTAATCGCATAGCACAGATGTTGACGCAAGATTATAGAGAAATCGCTAAGATTATTAAACAATCTCAACAGAATGCTTATATTGAAAAGTTCATGATGAGCCTTTTCTTATATGAAATGGCAAGTCAAACACCAATGCAGTTTGATGTGCCAACACAAGAAATCATACAAAAAGCAATAGAACAACCTATCGAACTGATTCAGTTAATACCAACATTAGACCGTCATAGAAGTAATGTTCTTAAAAAGATACGTTTAGAAATCACTAGAGGCATCATAAATGGCAAAGGCTACACACATATAGCTAAAGCCTTACGTGATGATTTAGGCATGTCTAAAGCACAAGCGCAACGTGTAGCACGTACAGAAGCTGGTAGAGCAATGTCACAAGCTGGTTTGGATAGTGCGAAAGTAGCAAGAGATAATGGTTTATCTATACACAAACGTTGGTTAGCTACTAAAGATACACGTACAAGACATTCTCACAGACACTTAGATGGCCAATCACTTAGATTACATGAAGTATTCCGTTCAAGTGGTTGTACTGCACAAGCACCTAAGTTGTTTAAAGGTGCTGCAAGTGCAAAAGAGAATATCAATTGTCGTTGCAAGTTACTTTATTACATAGATGAAGATGAATTACCTACTGTAATGAGAACTAAAGAAGATGGTGTTATTCCATTCACTACATATCGTGAATGGGAAAAAGAGAAACGGAAAGGTAGTGCTTGATTATGGAATTTAACGTAAAGGTTAATGTTGATGCTGATGAAGCAATTGAGAAATTAGAGCGTATCAAACAACTATACGAAGAAATTAATCAATTAAAGAATGAAAAACCAGTTGTAAATTTGAAAATACACAATGAAACTGATACAGAGCAAATTAAAAGTTATGTTAATGAGAAAAATACTAAAAATGCAAATCTTAACTTATTCTAGCTAACACTTAAATGTGTTGGCTATTTTTATGTCCAAATCTGCTTATGACGTTAAAAGATGCAAACTCATGCTAGACAGGACTAGCGTAATAAATAAATGTGAGGCGAAGAAATATGAAACGTGAATTTTTACGTGGTTTAAATGTAGATGAAGAAGCTATTCCAAAGATTATCGATGAACATCATGAGAGTTTGCGTCAGTTCAAAGAGAAAGCTGATAAAGTAGACAGCTTACAGGAACAATTAGACACTGCTAACAAAGAAATTAGCAATCGTGATAATCAAATCAAAGATTTACAAGCTAAAGCCGGAGATAACGAAGAACTTAATAACAAGTTAGAAGAAATCAAAAAAGAAAATGCCGGTTATGAGCAAAAAATCAAAGATGTACAACTGAATAAAGCGATTGAAGTCGCATTAGCTAAAGAGAACGCTATTAAACCTGAACATGCTATTAAATTGATGGATACAACTGATTTAGAAGTAGATGAGAATGGCGATGTCAAAGGTTTAGATAAGTATATGAGCGACTTCAAAGAAGAAAATAGCTACTTATTCGAACAAACTAAACCAACGGGAAAAACACCAGATGACGGGAAAAACCCGAAACAAAATGACGGTGTCACAAAAGAACAGTTCAACAAAATGACTTATACAGAAAAAGTTGAATTAAAAAATAGTGACCCAGATAAATACTACGAACTTTCAAACTAGAGGAGATGGAATAAATGGCTCAAACTAAAGCCCAACACTTAATTGATCCAGAAGTATTAGTAACAGAAGTTAATGCAAAACTGGATAACGCAATCAGATTTACCCCTTATGCAGATGTAGATAATACATTAAAAGGACAACCAGGTGACACTATCACACGTCCTAAGTACGCTTATATTGGTCCAGCTGAAGACCTACAAGAAGGCGTAGCAATGGATACTACTCAAATGAGCATGACTACTACTCAAGTAACTGTAAAAGAAACTGGTAAAGCAGTAGAAGTTACAGAAACAGCAGTTATTACAAATATCAATGGTACTTTAGATGAAGCGTCACGACAATTAGCTATGGCTATTGCTGATAAAGTTGAGATTGATTATGTAGATGAATTAGGTACTACTAAATTATCAGCTTCAGTTCAACCTAATGCTAGTGGTATTTTAGATGCTATTGAAGTATTCGATTCAGAAGATGAAGAAAATTATGTATTACATGTTAACCCTAAAGATTATAACAAATTAGTTAAATCATTATTCACTGCTGGTGGAAATGTACAAGACAGAGCTATTTCTACTGGCGATGTGGCGCAAATTGTAGGCGTTTCTAACATTGTAAAAACTCGTCGTATTCCAGAGGGTACTGCCTTCTTACAACGAAAAGGCGCAATGGAAATTGTTAATAAAAAAGCACCTGCTGCTTATACTGATTTTGACATTTTAAAACGTACTCATGTTTTATCTACTAACTACCATTATGGAGTTAATTTAAAAGATGATAACGGAGTAGTTAAAGTTAACTTCTCGACTGATAGCACTGGCGCATAATAGGAGTGATTAATAGTGACGTATAAAGTAATCAAGTATTTCACAGACTTACAAGACAATGACCATGAGTATCATGTAGGAGATCCATTTCCTCGTAATAGTTTAGATGTAAGCAAAGAACGATTAACTGAATTATCCACAAAAAATAACCGTCAAAATAAGCCTTTAATAGAGCGTGTACAAGAGCAAGTATCTTTAGATGATATGAAAGTATCAGAACTCAAAGAACTTGCTAAACAACGTGATATTGAAGGCTTTTCTCATATGAAAAAGTCTGAACTTATCGACGCATTAGAAGGTGCAGAATAATGGATGCACTTGATGTGAAAATGCTCAATCAAACGCCTGTTGATGACACTTCACATGATGACGAAATAGAAATGCTTATTCCTAAGTATTTGAAGTTAGCAGAAGAATATTGCAACCAAACTTTTGACGTTAAACATTTACCTACTGGCGTTGAGAAGTTTATTGCTGAATGTATTAAGTACAGTGCAAACGGTAATATCTCATCACGTTCAATGGGTACGGTTAGCTATACTTTTGTAACTGAAATGCCTAAAACGACATATAAGCATTTAAAACCGTTCAGAAAGCTAAGATGGAGTGGTTATCATGTTTAACCCCTTTGACGAATTTCCTCATCACATAGCTATGGGTTCAAGAGAAGTAGTTGGTGAGTATCCTAAAGAGAAAGAGCGCTTTAAAAGCGAACAAGTAATAAAAGGCTTTATGGACACTCCTAATTCTTCAGAACAACTCAAGTTTCATCAAATGGATAAAGACTTCGATAGACACCTATATACTCCGTACAGCGTGCCAATCACTAACAAAACATTATTTAAATATCAGGGTAAAACTTACGAAGTAGTAGGCGAACCAATAGATCAAGGTGGACAACAAGAAATCAATCTTACTCGATTGAGAGAGTGTCCTCTTGGCTAAGGTTAAATATGGTAATTGGAACTTAGTTGCAGAACTCGAAGATTACAGGGAAGAAATGGAACGTTGGGTTAAGAAAGGTATCGCTAGAACTACAATGAAGATATACAACACAGCAGTAACGTTAGCACCAGTAGATACAAGTTGGTTACGTGAAAGTATCAGTTATGAATTCTATGATGGTGGTTTTTCATCAAAGATTAACGTTGGTGCAGATTACGCTATTTACGTTGAATACGGTACTGGCGTTTATGCAGAAGGTCCCGGTGGTAGTCGTGCTAAACATATACCTTGGTGTTATCAAGACGCTAACGGACAATGGCACACTACCAAAGGGCAACATGCACAACCTTTCTGGAACCCAGCTGTTGATGCAGGTAGAGCATTCTTCAATAAGTATTTTTCATAAGGTGGTTAAGATATGTGGGTATCAGTCGAACGGTATCTATTTAATAAGATATATAACAAATTAAAAAGCAACCCTATCATCAACAAACAGCTTGGTGGTAGGGTTTTTGATTGCGTTCAGAAAGACGCTGTTTACCCATATATCGTTGTGGGTGAAACAAACGTCACTAATGATGAAACGACGACAAGTATGGTCGAAGATGTTGGTATTACATTTCATGTATATAGCCAAGCTTATAACCGTAACGAGGCATCGCAAATCATACAATTTTTAGGTTATGTCCTAAATTCTGAAATAGAAATAAATAACTATTCATTTATTAAAAGTCGAATTGATACCCAAGAAGTGATAACTGACATAGATCAGTACACGAAACATGGCATCATTCGGCTTGTTTTTAAATACAGACACAATACTTTACAAAGGAGTGTAACGAATGGCGCAGAATAAATATATTGCAGCAATTCAAATTGCCGATAAAAAGTTGGCGAGTGAATTAAAGCAAGAAGATGCAGTTCTTTTAGCTAGTTTAGCTGAAGGTGGCCATACTATCAGTAATGATTTATCTGAAATGATTACTGGTGGCAAAAAAGACTATGGTCGTAATTCAGTTGAAGAAGAAGTTAAATTAACGATTGATAAAGTACCCGGCGACAAAGGTCAAGAAGCCTTGAAGAAATCGGTAAAAGAATTCTTACAGTTACGTTTATGGATTTGGGAAGTTAAAAAACGTGATGGCGTTCATAACGGTACATTCGGTTACATCGTTATTGAAGATCATGAATGGTCATTTGATGATGAAGATGACAAAATCGAAATTACTGCTAAATTCAAATTCAATAGTGCCGACGGTTCTCAACCAGAATTACCACCTGAATGGCTTAACCCTAGCGCATCAGCTCCAACAGTTGAATGGGAAGATATGGGCGCATATACAGGCACATATGAAGAAAGAACACCTAGTGCAGGTGCTTAATAGAGGGCTTAACGCTCTCTATTTTATTTTATATAAGAAAGAGGTTAAAACATGGCAGAAAATACAATCAACCCTATTAAAGTATTAACTATTAATGGCGAAGAAATTAAAGCAAAAGCGATATTTGCATTTGACCAAAAAGCCGAAAAATTTGCGACAGAAGAAAAAGACGATAAAGGTAAAACAAATACAGTAGCAGGTTTTAACAATATCTTTAATGGCATTTTAGAACGTGATACTAACTCAATTGCAGACTTTTGGGAGTGTGCTACTGCTTATTTAGGTAAGAAAGCACCTAGTCGTGAAGATATCGAGTTAGCTTTAACAGAAGTCATTGAAGAAAAAGAAGATACATTAGAACTTTTACAAGGTGCGCTAGATGTTTTAAATAATAGTGGTTTTTTCAGACAGAAATCACGTCTATTCTGGCTACAAATGAACGAAGCACCAAAAATGGTGAAAACAGACGAAAAAGAGAGTACGAAGAACGGTATTCAGTTCATGAAAGACAACTACAAAGAGATCATGGGCGAAGAACCTTACTTGATTATTCAGAAATAAGACAAATTACCAGTCAATACATAGGCTACCTACCCTATGACGAACTCATGAGCTTAACTCCTAATGAGTGGAAAGACTGGATAATAGGGCGTAGGCAAGCGTTGTTAGATGAACAAGAGAATATGTTGTTCATGGCACAAGCAAACGGCCTAGTACAAGCAGGTAAATCTCTAAAACGTATGCAAAGACAGATAGAACGTAGTCGTTATATTGTTCGTAACGATGAAGAAGGCTATGAGCGTATGAAGCAACGTAAATTAGCACAGAATAAGCGTAATAGAGAAGTACAAAAACGAGGCACACGTAGATTTTTAAATTCTATGCGTGCTACAAGTCAAAAAGGAGGGTAGCCATTGGAAAAGAATTTTGTTGCTAAGATTAGCGCAGTCATTAGTAATTTCCAAAGAAATATCAAAAAAGCACAACGTATGGCAAAAACTGATATTCCGGATGAAATTGAAACAGAAGTAGACGCTAATATATCAAAATTCAAACGTAACTTAAATAGAGCAAAAGCAATGGCTCAACGTTGGCGAGAACATAAAGTCGATATAGATGGTGATTCTAGTCCATTAAGACGTGTCATTTCTTTTGCTAAATCAGAATTAAAACGTATTAAAGATAAGCAAGTCGATATCAAAGGCGATAACGATAATCTAAAGCGTGCTGTATTAGGTGCGAAACTAAGTTTAGCTACATTACACGATAAAGTTGTACACGTTAAGTTTGATACAAGAGGCATGACAAGAGCGCAAGTGTTAACTAGAGCATTAAGCGACTCATTAGACGAATACGGCGATAAAATGGATAGATTAGCTACTCGTATTCGCACATTTGGTACTGTATTCGGACAACAAATCAAAGGTGTGCTGATTGCTAGCTTTCAAGGACTTATTCCTATCATAGCTGGTTTAGTACCTGCAATCATGGCAGTAGCTAACGCATTAGGCGTAGTAGCTGGTGGTGCATTAGGAGTAGCCGGTGCATTCGGTATCGCTGCAGGTGGTGCATTTGCATTTGGCGCTATGGCAGTAAGTGCAATTAAGATGTTGAATGATGGAACATTAGAAGCAACAGCGCAAACTAAGCGTTATGAGGCTTCTTTAGAACAAGTTCAATCAACATGGGCAAGTATCATCAAACAAAATCAAGCACAAATATTCAATACATTAGCTAACGCATTAGACACAGTAAACGTGGCTTTAGGGCGTATGAAACCATTCTTAGCTGGTGTATCAAAAGGAATGGAACAAGCGTCTAAAAGCGTCTTGAAATGGGCTGAGAACAGTCAAACAGCTAGTAAGTTCTTTAATATGATGAATACAACAGGTGTTAAGACATTTAACACATTACTAAGCGCAGCAGGACGATTTGGTGATGGTTTAATCAACGTATTCACTCAACTAGGTCCTTTATTTGAATGGACAGCTAAAGGTTTAGATAACTTAGGTAAGAAATTCCAAAACTGGGCTAATAGTGTTGAAGGACAAAACGCTATCAAGTCATTTATCGAGTACACAAAAGAGAACTTACCTAAAATAGGACAGATATTCGGTAATGTATTTGCTGGTATTGGCAACTTAATGAAAGCATTTGCTCAAAACAGTTCTAATATCTTTGATTGGTTAGTCAAAATGACTGGCAAATTCAGAGAATGGTCAGAAGAAGTAGGTAAATCAGAAGGCTTCAAGAAGTTTGTACAATATGTTCAAGAAAATGGTCCAGTAATCATGGACTTAATCGGAAATATTGTAAGAGTATTAGTTGCGTTTGGTACTGCTATGGCACCTATTGCAAGTGCAATACTTAAAGTAGTAACTGCCTTAGCTGGTTTCATCGCTAAGTTATTTGAAACTCATCCAGCAATCGCTAGAATGATTGGCGTTGCTATGATACTAGGTGGAATAATGTGGGCGTTATTAGCACCGATTATTGCAGTTGGAACAGTTTTATCAAACGTATTCGGAATGAGCCTTTTAGATGTAGGCAAGAAAATATTAGATTTCGCAAGGAATTCTAAAATTCTTAAAACTGCACTAGATATCGTTAAGGTCGCTTTTAAAGTCTTAATGAATCCTATTGGGGCTTTAAAAAAGGTTTTACCTTTACTAGGTGGAGCATTTGAAGGAATCGGAGTGGCAATAGGTTCTATTTCATGGCCAATTTTAGCAGTTATCGGAATAATAGTAGCGCTTGTCGGCGTAATCGTTTATCTATGGCAAACTAACGAAGATTTCAGAAACATGATCATTGATGCGTGGAATGGAATCGTTGATGCCATTTCTGGTGCGATTAGTTCTATCATTGGTTGGTTTACTCAATTGTGGGGTTCTATCCAACAGACACTACAACCTATCATGCCGATTTTACAACAACTAGGACAAATGTTCATGGATGTTCTAGGTGGCTTAGTCATGGGCGCTATTCAATTATTGATAGGCGGTTTCCAATCGCTCTGGATGATTATATCGGTTGTGTTTACCGCAATTGGTGGAATTATTTCAGCTACTATTCAATTAATCGTTGGTTTATTCACAGCTTTTATTCAATTATTGACCGGCGATTTTTCTGGTGCATGGCTAACTTTACAAACTACAATTTCAAACGTATGGAATACTATTTGGGAAACGATAGTATCAATTTTTACCCAAATCTCTGAATTTATTTTCAATACACTAAACTCTATACTTGGTACAAATATCACAAGTTGGAGTCAAATTTGGTCAGCAATCGTTCAATACGTTACACAAATTTGGAACAGTGTCACACAATGGTTTAGTCAAGTAGCACAATCTGTATGGAACAAAATGGTGCAGGCTTATAACTATATTGTAAATACAGGTTCTCAATGGGTTAGTTCTATCGGCTCAACTATTTCTAATTTCTTCAGTCGAGTTGCTAACGGCTTTATGCGAGTTGTAAATTCTGTATGGCAACATATGCAACAAGCTTATCAAAGAGTTGTCTCTGGTGGCGCTCAATGGGTATCAGGAATAGTTAATGCGATGGCTAGATTTGTCCAAAGTGTAATTAGTGGTTTTATCAATGTAGTCGGTCAAGTGCGAAGTGGCATGAGTCGTGCAGTTAATACGGTCAGAAACTTTATCGGTCAATTTGTTTCTGCTGGAATGGACTTAATGCGTGGTTTAGTTAACGGTATCAAGAACGGTATGGCTTGGGTAGTTAACGCAGCCAAGAATGTAGCACAAAGTGCAGTCAATGCAGCGAAAAGTGTATTACGAATACATTCACCTTCACGTGTGTTCAGAGGTATAGGTGGATACATTTCTCAAGGTTTAGGTATTGGTATTATGAAAGACGGTAACAGAGCAATTGACGCCAGTCGACGTTTGGCTAAACATGTTACAAGTGCATTCGAGCCTATGATAAATAGTAACCTTACTTCTGATTTAGGAATGGGAATGAATGATACATTAGACGCTCACATGAGTAAAGACGTTCAACACAGTATGCAAGAAAATAATCGACCTATCGTTAATTTAACAGTTCGTAACGAGGGCGATGTTGACTACATTAAATCTTACATTGAAGAAACTAACTCTAAAGATGCAAGTTTCGGGCTATTTTAAAGGGGGACAGTTAGTTGATATTACATGACGTAGAAATTTATAAAGATAAACAACATTATTATATTAGCGATAACCCTTTTACCAAACAAATGCTAAGAGTAGTTTCTTACGATGTTAAAGGTGCTGGGTATGATCGTTCTTTTAGCAATATCGATAGAGTGAATGGTCGTTTCCATAATTCTACTACTGAATTAAAGAAAACAGTCGAAATGAAGTTGCGCTTTAACGTTCAGAAAATAGAGCATGCGTCTTTCTTAAAAGCTAGATTGCAGGAGTTACTAAGAGGACAATACTATCTAAGAGAACTTGCAGCGTCTGAAACTGAAATTAAATTTGAAAATATATTCGAACCTAAAAACCAACAACCTACCCTTGAATATGTTGACGGTAGACAAATTTATGTAGGTTTAGTTAACGAAATATCATTTGACACTACTCAGATTACTGGAGAGATTGATATAGAGTTTGAAACGATTGAGTTACCTTACTTTGAAAGTATTGGTTATAGCACTGATTTAGAAAAAGAAACTGGCAACATCAATAAATGGGGTGTAGTTGATGCAGATCCATTTGAAGTGAGCGAAGAACATAGACGTTGTACATTCTATGATTTAAAAATCGGTGATATTTACTACGGTGGTTCTGTACCTATCAATCAATTCAATCAAGATAGCATAGTAGAACTTACATTAGGTGAAAATATAAGTGCTAAGGATAAATCAGGCTTAACTTTCTATATCACTAATGGTAGTAATGCTATAAAGATTAGTGGTTTAGATATTAAAGCTGGAGACGTTATCCGTTTTGATGGTATTCACACTTATAGAAATAAAATCAGAATTGATGACTATAACCAAACTAAAACACAACCTGTATTAGTTCCCGGTTGGAATACTTTCCATAGCACTAAGACACTTCAAAAAATTACGTTTAAGCACAAAAGATATTACATGTAGAAAGGGGTTGCTTTCATGCCGATAGAGTTAAAGACATTACAAGGTGTAGGGCAATCTCTACATGTCGAAACAGTGTTGAACGAGAAGTTGAATGAAGAAAGTTCATTAGAATTTGAAATTGTCGAAAATAAAGCTACTTTTGACGCAATTGGTGCTATCACTAAGATGTGGACTTTAAGTAATATAGGTGGATATGAAGATAATAGAGAATATCGTATTGTTATCTTAGATAGAACAAGCATTGGCGATAAGCAAAAATTAAGTATCAAAGCTAGACCGGTCGAACTTGATGATATGAACAACCTTCGTGTCTATGAAACGTACAACGGTAGTTACACAGGCAAAGAATACTTTGATTTAGTATTCAAGGGTACTGGATATAACTACAAATTACATGCAAATGTCACTTCTAGTCGTTTTGAGAATTTAGGTAATCATGATACTAATCTTGAGTTATTCAAGAAAGGTTTAGAACGTTACGTTTTGGAATATGAATATGATCCAAATACTAAAACGTTCCACTTGTACGATACAGTTGAACATAAAGCAAACTATTACATCAAAGCTGGCGTTAATGCGAACAATATCAAGATACAAGAAGATGCATCTAAATGTTATACCTATATCAAAGGTTATGGTGGTTTTGATGAACAACAAACTTACAACGAAGCTAGCTTACAGTATGAATACACACATCCATTAGCTGATTTGATTGGCAAACGTCATGCGCCACCTGTTGTTGATGGTCGTATGACAAAAGAGAAATCACTTAAAAAAGCAATGGAGTTGACGTTAGCTGAAAGTCTTAAAACTTCAATTACATTAGATTTCGTTTCTTTAAGAAAACATTTCCCTGAAGCAGTACCTAAGATTGGCGATATCGTGAACGTTACTGATGATTTAATCGGTTTGAATGCTTATGTTCGTATCATAGAGATTACTACTCATAGAGATGTAAATAATGAGATTACTAAGCAAGATATTGTTTTAGGTGAATTTAGAATGAAAGATAGATACATGAAGGCAGTTAATAACGCTGCAAACTATGTATCAGCTTTAAATATCAACAAATCAAACCCTGCTAAGTTCGCTAGAGAAATGCAAGCACAAAACAACGCAAATACTAAAACAAACCAACAATTATTAGGTAGAACTGAACAATTAAACAGTAAATTGAAAGAAACTGAAGCTAAGAGTGTTACAACAGCAAATGGCACGATTATTCATGACTTTACTAATAAATCTGTGATTAAAAAAATTAAAACGATAGGAACAATTGGCGATAGCGTAGCTAAAGGTTCTCATGCTAAAACTAACTTTACAGATATGTTAGCTAAAAAATTGAAGGCGACATCAACTAATTTAGCTGTAAGTGGAGCAACTATGTCGACTATAAAAGAAAACAGTATATACGAACAAGCAACTAAAATTAAAGGCAATTTAATCATCGTACAAGGTACTGATGACGATTGGACTAACAATGTAAAGATAGGCACTGATAAAACGGATACAAAAACGTTTTACGGTGCCTTTTATAGTGCGATTGAGTTGATTAAGAAGAATAACCCTAAATCGAAAATTATCGTCATGACACCCACAAAACAGTGCTATATCGTGGATAAGAAAATTACACGTAGAGATACTGATAAGAATACTTTAGGTTTAACTTTAGAAGATTATGTAAGTACTCAAATAGACATATGTAATGAGTTGGATATTCCGGTTTATGACGCTTACCATTCATCGCAGTTTAAACCTAATATTCCTTCATATAGAAAGACAAGCATGCCTGACGGGCTACATCCTAATGAGAAAGGACATGAAGTCATTATGTATGAATTAATCAAAAACTTTTATGGCTTTTATGGCTAAGGAGGTCAAAAATGTTAAAATTAGATAATTTAATCACACGATTACATTCATTCTTTAGTTATAAATTTGTCGACCAATTACAACATAACTTTGAAGAAATTAAGTTATGGGCAGATAGTTCTAACAAAGCATTGAATGACCACAAGAAACAAAAAAATGATGCACATACCAGTGACCAAATTAAACATGTTACTAAGAAAGGACAAGATGTTTCCCTTTCTGATGAATTGAATTATCAAAATGAGAAAGTAACAAATTTAGTTCTAGGTCATAATGGTAATGGTATTCAAGAATTAAGAGCAAGTCGTACATCGATGGATGCAGAAAGTTTTGACGACTTATCTGGTCGTTTGTATCACGACTTTTTAAGAGAAGAAAATGAACGTAAGAGTTTGCGTAGCGAATTAATGAAGAAAATTCAACGTGTTGTAAATGTAGATGACTTTGGCGCTGATCCAACTGGACAAAAAGACAGTACGCAAGCGTTCAAAGACGCATTAGGTTACGGTAATGTAATGGTAACTATGAGTGGTGGTACTTATCTCACAACAGGTATTAAAATGCCTAACAACTCACGTTTAGTAGGACAAGGTAAAGATATTACAACAATTAAATTTATGGATAGTACACCAGCAGAGAACATCGGTATTACTAACTTGCGAATGGGTGGACATGCTGAAGATATTTCGCTAGAGAACTTTACTTTTGACGGTAATAAGTTCAGACAGAATAAATCACTCAAACCAACTGGAGGTTCACGTTCAAGCAATATTCGATTTGCTGGTGTAACCAATGGTTATATTTACAACGTTAAATCACATAGTGCGTTACTACATTGTATTGACGTAACTTATGCAAATGATGATTACTACTATGAAGGCGACGGAAATAGAGTACCTTACGCATTAGAAAGCAAGCATATTCATATTGATAATTGCGAAGCCTATGCTTGCGGTGATGATGCAATTACTACCCATCACTCACGATATATCACAATTACTAATTGTTACGCTCATCATCCTACGATTACAGGTGGGAATAACAACGGTATTGAAATTGATGATGGTTCACAATTTGTATTCTTATCAGATAATCGAACTGAAAGAAATTTTGGTGGCGTAGAAATCAAAGCACATGCTACTGCTAGTGCTGCAAGATGTGTATTTGTTAATAATCATGTATCTATCGAAGATTTAAGAGCGTATAACATTCGTCATATCGGACACCATAGAGCGAAAACCGACGCTAAATCTAAAACTGCTTATGACGTAGCACTCAACAACTGTGTGGCTTTATATCCTAAATACAATAAAGTTTATCCGGGTAGCACGCCAAGAGCGTTATTGATTAGTGCTTATAAAAATGTATCAGTCAATAATTTCACTGCAATTGGTGATAGTGATTTCGGGAAATTAGAAGGCGGTAAATTAGATAAAACACTCCCTGCTATCGCAGTTCAATTCATGGCAGAAAACGTAATCTTAAACAACATTAATATTACTGGTTTCAAAAATGCAGGAATGGATATTAAATTCTTCGGTGGTGCTAATAGAGGTAAACGTTTTATTGTAAGTAACGTTAATATCTATAATTCATCACCTAAAATTGGTATTGCTAGTGGCTCTGGAATTTATGATCTAAAAATCATGAATTGTAACTTAAAAGGTACTGGAACAGGCAACGGAATCGAAACTTACAACAATACTACGATTATTTCTGGCGTAACAGCAGATAATTATACGAACGGTGCAGTTATTGCAAAAGAAAAATATAATGTAGTTCCTACTGTTTTAAAAGGTGGCGCAAGCATTGCTTCTACTGGTGGTGGAGGCGTTGCAGATGTAAGTGCAGTAATCGCCTCAACAGGTGGCTCAAAAGCATATAGCAACCGTAGTTATGTAATTGGTTCTGGTGGTGGCTCTAAAGCCTATGGTTCACGTTCTAGTGTTATGAACTCATTAGAAAGCGAAACTCAAAAAGGTGGACACACTCAAATTGTAATCAACAGTCGTAAAGTGAAAGCACCCGGTAACTATCATATTGTCGCTGGTTATTCAGATAAAGGTAGTCCTTCAGAAAGTAATATTAAGTTCGATTTAAGCACTTTATCAGGAAATTTAACTTTAGCTGGTAAATTAACACAAAATAGCGCCGATATTGCCGAGTTATATGAGTCTCAAAGTGGCGAAGCTATTCCATTAGGTACAATTGTTACATTAGATGAAGGTAAAATCAGAAGAGCGCAACCTAATGAACCTATTTTAGGTGTTATTTCCGGTACTGCTGCATTAGTGGCAAATGACAAATCATATCATCATAAAGATAGATATTTAGTTGATGACTATGGTGTTTTAGTTACTGAACACAAACAAGTATCATATACAGACGATGATGGTAATGTTCATTATGAATGGCGTGATGTCCCAGTAGAAAACCCTAACTACAACCCTGAATTACCTTATGTATCACGTTCAGAACGACCTGAATGGAACGCAGTCGGCTTGTTAGGACAAATTTATACTAATGTTGATAAAGATGTTATTGCGAATGATTTTATCAATAGTCGTGCTGGTGTTGGATATACAGACAATGCTAATGGTAAAGGTTGGGTACAAGAAATCACTTCACCTTATTCAGAAGATAGAGGTTGTGCAATCGCATTAGTAACGTGGGGGGTTAGATAATGGAATTAGAAAAAATAGCTAAAGTTGATTTAGAAGAAAGTGCATATTTAAAACCGGTATCTGATAAAGGTATCGGTTTTTATAATTTAGATAAAAATACTGCACAATTCCAATTTAGAGTAACTAAGAATGACAAACCATTGTTAATTTCAGATAAGAACGTTAAAGGTTATGCTTTCTTCAAAGCGATGAACGGTACAGAAAACCAACGACCTAGTATTTCCGGAGTGTTAGATGTAGATTTCATTGATCCAATGCGTGGTTTAATTGGTGTTACTGTTCCGGGTTGGTTTCTAAAAAGCGTTGCTAATTCAGAAGTGTTAGGCGAAGTATACTTATCGCTTAATGATTACAATAACTTAGGTAAAGATGACACGGTCGTGTTAGGCACCTTTTCATTCATTGTTCGTGATAGCTTAGTTAATCAAATTGATAGTGATATTAAAGTTTCTTACATTCGTATGTTTGATGAACTTCGTACAGAAATTGAAGGTAAAGTACAAGAATTAAAACAAGAAATTTCAGATACAACTGATTTAGTAAGTGAAGTTAATCAAATTGTAGAAAATGCAAAAAATAAAGTTATTCAGATTAGAAATGAAAGTATTGCAGCGATTGATACAGCAAAATCTGATGCAGTAAATACAATTACTTCAACGAAAGACAATGCTATTCGTGATATTGAAGCCACCAAATCACTTGTAACTGGCGATTACGAAACGATTAATGCAAGTATTCAACAAGCGATAAGTGATGCTAAAAATGAGTTTGATGTTAAAAGCGATAACGCTAACCAAACGATTGATAGTAAACTCAATCAATTTAATGAAACGTTAGAAACAAACGGTTTTACAACTAAAAGTGATGTAGATAATAAATTAAATGAGTTAGATTGGCAAAAGTATAAATTTACAGAAAACGATGGTACTCGTCAGTGGATCGAAACTTTGACTCAACCAGTAGAAATGCTAACTTCAGGTTTATATGAATGTTCAATAGTTGGCGATAATAATGTTGCGAATGTTCCGGCAGATCCAAATGGCGGAGGGTATATAGCAGAAATTGATATTACTGAAGGGGGGAATGGAAGAAAACAAATCAAACTTACTCAAAGTTATCAAAATCTAACATGGATGAAAACCATTCATACAAACGGAGTAGATAGAGGTTGGGTACTTTTAAATCCTAAAATCGAAGATACTGGCTGGATAGATTTACAAATAGTCAATGGTTCTACTCCTAACGATGGACTAATTGCAAACGGTGGTTTTACAAGCGCATACCGTACTATTACACAAGATGGTATTACTAAAAAAATGATTAGATTAAATGTTACTAATATTGCTCATGGTCAAACGATTGCAATGCTACCTAAAGGTTTCGTTAAGAATTTAATCTTTTTCACCATTAGCACACCACGTTCTAAATATTTAGGTCGTATTGCTTTAAACCCGTCAGGTTTAGTTGACTTTAGTGCAGTAGGAGATGCATCAGTATGGAAAGATACAGATTATGTTTATGGGCAATATGAATGGACGGAGTGATGATATGAAAGTAGTTTATTTATGGAAGAATGGACAACAAGTTTTAGTATTTTCGAATAGTGACGGAGAATATGTCTATCCTAAAGATAAATGGACTGAACAAAAACCTCCGACAGGTATCTACGCACCTTTTTATTACGATGGTAAATCATGGATAGGTCAATCTAAAGAAGATTTTGAAAGCAATGTAGAAACTCCTGAAGTTGAACCAGATGAGAAAGATGTTATGATTTCAGCTTTATTAAAACAAAATGTGGAACAACAAGCACAAATTGATAGTACACAAAAAGATATCGCAACGTTAATGGAATTATTCATGACTGGAGGTAATACAAATGTATAGAATGGTAAAAAAATATTACGGTTTAAATTTATTCCCTTTAGAAAAAGTAAAACAGTCAGTCGCTATCAAATGGATCACTGAAGAAGAATATAAAGAAATCACTGGTTTAGATTATGAGCCACTAGCAGAGTAGTTAGTGGCTTTTTATTTTAAACAAAGAAGGTGTGATATGAAAAATAATATGAAAGATTTGACGTTAGCTGAAACCATAGCATCGGTAATGGTTTTTAGTTATGGTTTCAGAGAATTTTTAAGAGGTTTCTTTTGGTTTAAAGAACAAGATGATGTTTTAGATGATAGTTCTTTCTATTTAGCGTTACATCATATTCTACCTATATGGGGTTGGGGAATTGTTGTGATGTTAGCGGGTTTGATTGTTATGATTTCAGCAATTTTTGTTGCTTCAAGTGACCAAAATACTAAATTTAGCAAGTTCATTACTGTCGGTGGTTTTATGTCCGCTATCCTTTACTTTTTAATGACTAGTGCTAGTATTTATCATTCTATAAACTGGCTAACTACTGCACATATGGGATTGATGTCGGCGATAGGTTTTGTTTCGTCCTTTATCGGAGGTGCTGACTTATATGCCAGAAGAAAGTAAATATGTGCTACGTCATGAGTGGGTTAAATCAAACGGCGATATTTATGAAAAGATTAACGAAAATGACAAAAAGAATATCAAAGAAATAGGCGAATTAAAAACGAAAATTGAGACACAAACCACATTACAACGGCAAACCTACGAAGCTCAAAAAGAGACCAATTACAATATCAAAGATTTAACCAAAGTTATGACTAATGTAGGTAATGAAATGACTGATATTAAGTATAAAGTCATGTCGCACGACGAAAAAATAGAAACTATTCAAGGAACAATAGAAACAAAACAAAAAGGTAGCGTTCAAATCATTGTAGCACTCATAGGTTTAGCCGGTACTTTGGTGGGTGCTGCCTTTGCATTTGCACAAGTATTTTTTTAAGTCGGTACTTCGGTATCGGCTTTTTATTTTGCATAGAAACGGGGTGCATATATGGGACTACCAGACCCGAAGAAAAGAAAGCCTACCGCATCAGAAGTAGCATCATGGGCAAGAAGTAGGATAGGGAAACGACTAGATATCGATGGACGTGGTGGTGCGCAATGTTGGGATCTACCTAACTATATTTTCGGTAGGTATTGGGGGTTTTGGACAAACGGAGATGCCAAACATATGGCATGGTATAAATACCCAAAAGGTTTTAAATTTTATAGAAACACACCTAATTTCATACCAAAACCCGGCGACATTTCAGTTTGGATAAATGGACAATGGGGACATACAAACATTGTAGTCGGACCTAGTGACAAAAATCATTATTACGCAGTGGACCAAAATTGGGTAAACTCAAATAATTGGACAGGATCTGCTGCAACTTTAGTAAAACACACTTATGGAAGTACTTATGGTTTTGTTAGACCAGCATACCAACCAGAAGTAAAACCATCGAAGAAACCAAAACCAAATAACCCTAGTAATAATACGCCAAATAATACAACTTCAAAAAACACAAAAGAAGATGTAAAACCTAGCATGAAAAAAATCACTAAAGTATCTTATACATCATTTGCCTCTGATTTAGATAAAGAACTTGAATATATACATCAATTTGCAGTGGATAATGGTGAGCCTATTGGAAAAGTAAAAGGTATTTACATCAAAGAATGTCCTTACCTACGTTCAGTAGAAGAACTTTATCTACAACGTAATAAATATGTGAATGACGATGAATACCCACACGTTTATATAGATAGGGAACGTATATGGACACCTAGAGCAAGTGATCATATGGCACCAGAACAACCGGGTTGGCTTGTGTTAGAAGTATGCGGTGGACAAACAGAAAGTAAACGTCAATTTATGCTCAATCAAATACAGGCGCTTATTTACGGTGTATGGCTCATGAGTTGGAGTAAGATTAAACTGTCAGAATCAACGATAAAATGTGATGAGAATATTTGGCGTACTATGAAAGACTTAATCAACTATGACCTTATTAAAAACAATATTCCTGATGAAAGTAAGTATAAGGAAGTAGAAAAGAAAATTATCGGAATGTATCTAAATAAAGATAAGTTGCAAAAAGAAGTGATTACAACAACAACAACTAAAGCAACGATTAAGATTAAAAACAATACTTCCGTTGATACACCTGCTAAGAAATCTACACCGACAACTAAGAAATCTAAACCAACACCAACTAAACCACGTATCGTTGAAGAAAAAAGCGCATATTCATTCCAAACTGCTTTAAACATGCAAATGTCTCGTGGTTATCCACAAAAAAGTAATGGTTATACATGGTACTTCCCTAGTCGTAGCGATGTAAGTGCAGCAATGAATCCAACGACTATTTGGAATAGTTCAACTCAACGCTATCAAATGCTTGATTTAGGTAAATATCAAGGTATTCCTGTAAGTAAGCTAAACGTTATTTTGAAAGGTAAAGGAACGTTATCCGGACAAGGCAAAGCCTTTGCTGATGCTTGTAAAAAATACAATATAAATGAAATATATTTAATCTCGCATGCATTTCTAGAAAGTGGTAACGGTACATCTAACTTCGCAAGTGGTCGTTACGGTGTATACAACTACTTTGGTATTGGTGCATATGACAACAACCCAAATAACGCTATTCCGTTTGCTAGAAACAGAGGCTGGACTACGCCTGCTAAAGGTATCATGGGTGGTGCTAAGTTCGTAAGGGGCGACTATATAAGTAAAGGACAAAATACATTGTATCGTATGCGTTGGAACCCTAAACATCCAGCAACACATCAATACGCAACGGATATTAATTGGTGTAAGCATCAAGCAACAAATATTGATTATTACTACAAAAAAATAGGTTTAAAAGGTCTTTACTACGTTAGGGACAAATACAAATAGGGCTATCTACTGTGAATAGGTAGCCTTTAATTATTCAAAGAAGGTGCATATATGATAATCAAAATGACAGATGTAGAAACACATATTAACCCTAGAAATGTTGATATAGGGGATATTGGTAGTCGTTTCTATACAGAAGATGAAAATACTGCATTTATCAGAATTAGAATTAATTATAATGGCAGTCCGGTTGATTTAACTGAAACAGATATGAAACCTAAACTTGATTTATTTATGGAAGATGGTTCTGTATTCATTGATGAAAAAATTGAAGTATTAATTCCTGAAAGTGGTTTGATCCAATACGATATACCTTCAAATGTGATTAAACACATTGGGAAAGTGAACTGTAAGTTGTTTATGGAAAGTCCTGAACATTCCGTTCATGTAGCTAACTTCTCATTCTCGATTGTTGATAGTGGTGTAGAAAAAGCAATAGCCAAAGAAATTAATCTTAATATAGTAAAAGATACTGTTAAACAAATTATGTCCGAAGATTTAGTTGATTTATTAAACGATGGCTTTAAAGATAAGTTAACTGGTGATTTAGAAAAATATTTATCTACACATAACGAAGAATTTAAAGGCCTTAAAGGTGAAAAAGGTGACGTAGGTCCACGAGGTGTAAAAGGAGAACAAGGGCCACCGGGAGAAACACCAACATTACCCAACTTTTCTAATTGGCAAAAACACAAATTAACACAAGATGATGGTAGTATCATAACTGATTTTAGTTCGAACATTAATTTTGATGATGTAGAAAAATTAAAATCACTACCTAATGGTATTAGATATGTAACTAAAACATCTAATTTACCTAGTGATATAACATCTAATTTTGGGTGGGTTATAAAATTATCAAGATCAGATATGCAAATATTTTCTATATATTTCCAACCATATAACTCTAATCAAATTGTTCAAAAAACCTTTTACAATAATTTATCGGATTGGCGTTATATAAGCGGAAATGAAAATTATACAGATACAGGTTGGCAACCCCTTTCATTAATTAACGGAACGGCACAAGCTGGGTCGGCAAACCAACCAAAATATAGACTTGTTACTATAAATGGTACTAATATGCTATTTATTAACGGAGCGGTTAGTAATATCAGTTCAAAAACGATGGTGTTTGCAAAGTTACCAACGAACATTTCACAAAAAATAAGTGGATATACACAATACACAAAAGCAAGTATAAACTCATATATTAATACGATGACCATTTATAATATAACTTTAAATTCAAACGGAGAGCTAAAAATAACCTTAGAACCCAATAGCACAGTAGATTCTAACAGTGTTTATCCTATCGAAGGAACAATAACATTATAGGAGAGTGGAGGATATGGAAACAAAACAAATTTATTTTTATGATGGAACATCATTTCTAGTCATGGAGAATAAAGATGGAGAATTAGAATATCCAGAGGGGGAATGGACTGACATTTCTCCACCGGAAGGGATATGTTCTCCGTTTCATTTTGATGGTGAAAAATGGGTAGGCACGTCATATGAAGAATGGTTAGAACAACAACCTAAAGTAGAAATTGAAGAAGCACCTGACGACAAAGATGTTTTGATAGCAGACCTAACATTACAATTAATGGAAACGCAAAATACAGTAGTAAATTTACAGAATGATATGGCAAATTTAACATTACAAGTTTTGGAGAGTGGTAACAATGCGTAATATAGGTATTAGATACTATAAAATGGGTTTATATAACGAAGAACAGTTTGCTTTATTCGTAAAACGAGGTTTTGTAACAGAAGAAGAGTTTAAAGAATTAACTGGACAAGAATACCAAGACACAATTAAAGAATAACACTACAAGCTGACCTTTTTAGGTCGGCTTTTTTGAATAAGGAGTGAGAAGATGAAAACAGATGTAGGTTCAATCGTTAGAACAATTGTATTTATTTTAGCTTGGGTTAACCAATTTTTAGCTACTAAACATATATCCCCTATTCCAGTAGACGAAGTGACTATTAGCACAGTAATTACTGGTGTAGTTTCTTTGATAACTTGGTGGAAGAATAATAATTTCTCTCATGCAGCACAAAAAGGGCAACAAAAAATACATGAAGTCAAAGCAGGTACAGACTCAACGGGGGCTGCACCTCAAATGAATGGAGATGATTTCTAATGGTATCTGTTAGAACATATAAACAAGCTATAAGTTATCTAAAAAGTTTAGAGGGGAAAGCAGTAAATCCTGATCAAGCTTATGGATATCAATGTTTTGATGTAGCAAATCAATATTGGTTATACCTATTCGGTCATACTTTAAAAGGTGTAGGTGCAGCAGATATACCTACATGGAATAATTTTACAGGTGAAGCTACGGTATATGAGAATACGCTTACCTTCCAAGCGAAACCAGGTGATTTGGTAATTTTTAACCGTAATTACGGGCAAGGTTATGGCCATGTTGCTATTGTTTTATCGGCTACTTTAAATTCTATAAGTGTACTGGAACAGAATTGGTTGGGTGGCGCTTACTGGACACCACCAGAAGTAACTACAAGACGCACACATGGTTACGACTTCCCTATGTGGTTTATTAGACCGTTCTACGCTAAAGAAACGACCAAAAACAAAGTTAAAAGCAAAGCTAAGCCAGTTAAGAAAGCGAAAGCTAAGAAAGGTAAGAAAATATTGCTCGTTGCTGGACATGGTAAAGGTGCTTATTCAAATGATCCTGGTGCAGTAGCGAATGGTTATAACGAGCGTGATTTTAACCGAAAAAATATCATACCAAGAGTTAAAAAGCATCTTGAAAGTGTAGGTAATACGGTTGTTTTATACGGTGGCAAAACAATGAACCAAGACTTGTATCAAGATACATTATACGGACAACGTGTAGGCAACTATTCAGACTATGGTTTGTATTGGGTTAAAAAGAACGTGAAACCTGATGTGATTGTAGAATTTCACTTAGACGCTGCTAGTCCACAAGCAAGTGGCGGACATGTCATTATAAGCGACAGATATCCCGCAGACGACATAGACAAAGCGTTATCTAGTGCATTAGGTAAAACGGTAGGTAAAATTAGGGGAGTAACGCCTAGAAACGATCTATTAAATGCTAACGTTACAGGTCAACTAAATTTAAACTACCGCTTGATTGAGTTAGGTTTCATCACTAGTAAAAAGGACATGGACTATATAACTAAGAACATCAATAGTTTTACTAAGCGTATTGCAGAGGCTATCAATGGTAGACAAATCAATGCGCCTAAGAGTAAGCCATCTAAAATAAAAACAACATGGAATTGGGCAGGTAAGTTTACTGCCAACAGTACAATTAAAGTACGCAAGTCACCGGGACTTAAAGGCACTGTGGTTGAAAGTGGCTCATGGTTATACAACGGAGATTACGTTCCGTTTGACCAAGTAATCAAGAAAGATGGTTACTGGTGGATCAGATTTAGATATGTTCAACCGGGTTCAAGCAAAAAAGATTTCTATTGCGCTGTTTGTAAAATTACAGATAAACAACAAAAAATCAAAAATGAGAAATACTGGGGCAAGATAGATTGGAAATGATATAATTAAATTACCACGACATTACACAAGGGTAGTCACTATGGCTACCCTCTTTTTTTATGTTATAATTAAATTGAAATTGCGGTACATATCTGCGGAGTGTACTTGAGGTAACTGTTACTGACGGTTGACCTATTTTTTTATGCCTAAAACTTGTTTTTATATACCCCTATATGGTATAATACTCTTGCTGGCATAACAGATAAACCACAGTGATGTGGTGAAAGGTGCAGTTTGACAAACGGCCGGGTGGAAACATCTAACTTATGCAATTGTGTAAAACTAAAGGTTATCATCTAGGTGGTAACACTAATGTGAGTAAAGCATTACTCCCTATGGCAAATGCTCGGGGATTGGGAAGAAGCCAAAGTACCATTAATGCCGTCGAACATTAGCTTTTTACATAAAGGTATGATAGTCCGAACCTATCAAGTAAGGGCGTGTACCATGATTTGTATCTGTGGTGGCGGACAGTAATACAATGAGAATGGCTAGTACGATGATAAGGAACGTCATGGCGGAGTGAAGCATTTCGTTATTCAAAAGATAACGAAACTTCTGGGGAAGCACTTCGTCGGTCAGATAATTGGTTTCGTAAAAAAATGCGAAATTTAATATTTACATTTGAATAGAATATTAAAACTAACAAGCGAAAGCCTTCCCCCGTTAGTGACGAAAGCACCCTAAGACTTCACACGAAAGTGAATGAAGTTTGTTATCGTTTCGCAAAAACGGTAGCAATCTATCGCAAAGTAAAGCAGTCAAGGGACTTGCAAACCTTTGATTAATTGAAATCGGTAGAGTAGTCTCTAACGCAATGAGTGATTGGTCATTACCAATCGGGTGTAGATAGTACGTCGGGGACGGCGTGGATAAGAGAAGAACATATAATGTCTCTAAAGCTATCTAAAGTAAGGTGTAGTCTCAACCTATACATAAACCGTACCTGTTAAGGTACGGTTTTTTTTATTTTAACTGCCTCGATTTCGATACGGTTATTCTAAACCCGTCGAATTCGACGGGGTATATTTGTGTCAAAAGTGTCAAGCGCGTGTCAAAATAGTTCCATTTTATTCTGTTTTGTTCTAATGAAAATGTGCGATGAATGCTATATATAAGCCTTTTTCATGCTTATTCTAAAATTAAAATTATCCCGCCGTCTCCACTATATAGCCTATAACCCTTGTGGTTATAGGTTTTTTGTTTTGTATTTAAACGTTTCTAGGTTAATACATATAAATGTTGTATTTATTATATAAAAATATTATAATATAATTAAGTCAACGACCATGCGTGGACTTTAAAAAACAAAATCATGTACAGTAGTAGCCGTCTGCTATGAGACTAGGCATTATAATTGAATATCATAGTGTTGATAAAGAGATATGATTAATGAGTGATTAGTCATATCTCTTTTTTACATATGCAAACATAGAAAATCAAACCATCACATTAATGTGTAATGAACTAAAGTTAACCTTTTAAGTAGAAGAGGTGGTTATTTGAGATATGTGAATAACGAGAAACATAGACATGCTTTAATCAGTCAATTAACTGAGAACCAAAGAGAAATACTGTTTAAGTATTATAAATACAGAAAAAAGAATATATTAATCAATGATATGTATCGCTATTCAGAAGAGTGGGAACTTATCGACTTTAAAGTAAATGAAAATTACCGAACGTGTTGTAATGATACGCCGTTATATTGTGAATGCGGAAAAGAATTAAAGTATCAATATATACTTCGATCAAAGTCAAAAGACACAATTATGAAACTTGGGATTGAACATTTTAAAGAACATAGTGGCATTCCAAATCGTATTGCATATCAGGTTAGAAAGAATATATTTCTGTTAGATGATTGGTTGGATGATATACTCTTAAATCATGAGAAATTAATGAATGATTCAGAGCATCATTTTAAAGTTATAAACATGTATAAAGAGTGGACTACGATCTCTGAGTTAGATGTGAAAGATTTTAATTCGAATTCATCAAAGCCTATTACGAGAAAGAATATTGAATTAATTAATGATTTTAAAAAGTATAGTATGGCTTTGCCCACTAACATCGAACAGAAAGTCTTTGCTTTGATTGATTATTTTCATAGAAAGAAATATCTTGCGTATATAGAAGAACTAGAACGAAAAAGACGCATTCAAAGAGAAAAAGAACAAGAAGCATTGAGAAAAGAGCGAGAGTTAAAACGACAGCAATTATTAAAAGAGGCTGAAGCACGTAATAGTCAAAAAAGAAAAATTATGGCCAAAGAAAAGGCAGATAAGATGTTAATTGCTGAATGCAGAGTGAAAATAACAAAACTATTAGACGTACAAAATGTGATTGATATCACTACAATTTATAATGAATGTAAAATAGAGATAGACGAATTATTAAGATCGCATGTTAATACAAAGATTGTAAATGATATCGTAAATTCTATTAATAGATACACGATGTATAATGTGAAATTTCAGAACAACAAGCTATTTAAATCATGGACTAAGCGTTTTTGATAAGCAACATAGTCATATCCAAAATATATTGGATGAGTACAACTAAATTATATTACATTTATTAGCTTTGATATATTTAATAAAAATATTATAATATAAATGTCAATGACAATGCGTGGACGTTATAAACCGAAATACATTGCATAGCTAAGAATAAGTTTTAAATAACTTAGGAAAGAGAGCAAGTAGGACTTGTTCTTTTTTTAGTTAACGGTCGTGCGTGGACTTTCAAACAAGTACATTGATTATCGGAATTGAAATGTAAATTTCAATAAATGTAGACGAAGCGTTAGAACGAAAGGTTCTAACGCTTTTTAAAGATTCTTGAACATAAATAATATGATAATGCTATTTGGCAAATTTACAGTAGCTCATTGAATTGATAAGACACTTAAATTAAGCTTTTCTCAGTACAGTCAGGGCCCCAGCAAAGAGAATTTCGAAAAGAAATTCCACAAGCAAAGAAAGCTGGGGTTACAAAGGATTTCAAATTCTGTACCACGCTTCAATGATGTTACATCCAATTTCAATGTGGTATATATATAGTAAGCATACAAAAGTCAGCATGATGAATTAAGACAACTCGTTAGTAAAGGAGCTGTTGTAATATGGAATTATTAACGAAAGCGATTAGTTTTACGATGTCATCTCTTTCAACATGGCTAGGAAGTAAAGATTTATTAAAAGATGTCGGAAAACTATTTGATAAAGATCACAATTGAAAGTAAGTCAACGTATCGTTTTAGGCATATGTAAAAACAAAAAAACAAGCATTTACGTTTCAATTAAAGAAACATGTAAATGCTTGTTTTGCTATTAGTTATCGTTGATTTTTTTACCATCTGTACGATCTGATTCGCCTTTATCTTTATGAGCCTTAGGGTTGTCTTTTTTGTGAGAACTTTTTTTAACATTATCTACTGAATCATCATTGTTACCACATGCCCCTAATAGTAAAAAACTTGAGAGTAGTACAAAAGCTACTTTCTTCATAAGTGTCACCCTTTATTTAATTATATTTAATATCTAATTGATATAAATATTATTACTATAAGTATGTCACACTTTTCTAAAAATTCAACAGTTAATAATATTTGATAATTTAAATTAAAAAATACCGGGATAAGTCGAAAAGTTGATTATCCCGGTAAAAGTAATTGAATTAATTAGTTTATATATTGATTACACTAATTAGTTTGCACTATTATTTGATTCATCTGTATTAGTCTCAGTTGTTGCTTCTCCATTGTCAGATTGTTCAGCGGAGCTATTTTCTGAATATGTCTGTGTTTGATTTTCATTAGACTGATTTTCAGTACTTGAACTATTCTCTGTAGAAACATTTTCGTTCGAACCGCTATTATCTCCATTGTCATTACTATTTCTATTGTTTTGATTATAGTTTTGATTTGTGTCATCAACTTGATTCGCATTTTGATTAGTATTAGAAGAAGTATTATTTTGATTGTTTACAGTATTATCTTGTGTAGTATCTTGTTGAGTAGAAGGTGCTTCGTTAGTTGATTCTTCAGTTGTTGGTTGCTCTTGTTGTGAGCTTTGTTGTTCTTGAGTATTTAATTCTTCATTAGTTGATGTTTCTTCAGAACGATTTTGTTCTTCTTGAGTAACATTATTATCATCTTTGTCGTCATCTTTTTTGTCTTTTTTCTTTTTATCTTTAGATGATTTATCCTCTTTAGATTGCTTATCTTTAGATTGAGTTGCTTGATTTTCAGATGGATTATTACTTTCAATCATTTTATGAATGCCTAAAGCAAGCATGCTTAGTAGAATAATCGTAATTGCCATCGCAAAATATTTAAAGTAATTCTTATTTTTAAATACTGCCACAATAGCGAACAAGATTAATATAATCGCAATAATTAGTAATACCGTGCCTGTATAGAACAACAGTTTCTCCATACGCTACCTCCATTAAATTTACATCATTAATTGTATTGTACTACACATATAATATAATACATATTACCTTGTAATTAACATCTAATTACTATTTAAAAACAGTTGTGTAAACGTATAATTAATCAAGCTATTTCTCCTTATCGAAAATGTTAATCTCTTTATGCTCTTTACTTACTGAAACATATAAGTTTTCATCGTTAAGTTGTGCCTCGTTTGATGTTTGATTTAAGTTAATTTCAGCTAATATTTTGAAAGATCCATTATGATAAGGTTCAACAATAGATATTTCATTCGCATGTTCTTGAATCATCAAATGTCTTTGTGATTGATTATTTATTTTCCAGTTAGTCATATATTCACCTTTTCGTAAAAATAAAACTGGGAGTAGGATAGAATTTTTTTAAATTCATCGTCCCACTCCCAACTTGCTTTGCTTGTAGAATTTCTTAATGAAATTCTCTTTGCTTGGGCCTCACTCGCTAGGATGACTTGAAATGAAAAAGCATGATTTAAGCACCTTTTCAGTTCAGTCAGCTACTTCGAAATTGCAAAATAGCATCATTATTTCACTTATGTCCTAGGCTCAGCAGTTTAACTATTTAAAACTTTGCTCTATTTCGGTAAAAGCTTTGTTAGTAACGGTAATGTCATCAATTCTATCTGCTGTAAGTTGTCCTTCAAGATAACCATGATCGATTAGAACTTTACAATTCTCTAAAAAATCATCGTATTCACGATCACAGAAATAATCATCTTGTGCTTTTATACTATCTCCAAAATAATTCGCTTCACTTTCAGATTGCCCTTCATTAGAACGTTCCATGTATAATTTATAAAATTTAGCTATCGTATATTTTTGTTCTTGAGTTAATGAATCTAACATGACATGTTCCCCCTCACTATAGTACGTTATACCCAAATTAAATATGATTGAAAACGTAGCGTAGGGGTTAATAAACTACTGTGCATCTTCAATGCCTTTATTAACTGCTTTAGCGAATTTGTAAAATGTATGTGTGTAATTGTCAGGGTTCTTTCTTATATTTTGATCTAATTGTTTATCCTTAAAGAATAATGCTCTTTGACCAGTAGTTAATTCAAGTTGAACGCCCGAATCATTATCACTTCTATTAATAATGTTAGATGAAGATGTTGCTTCAATACCTTTAGGACTCTTTTGAACGGTGAATCCTTTATTTTTTAATGATTTTGTGATAGATTTCGCTAATTTTTTATCCTTACCACCAACGTAAACAATAGGGTCTTCACCAGAATAGCCATGAATGGATATTGTCTCATCTGAGTGGTCTAACATTTTTAATAGCGTCGGTTCATCAAACACAGTTGAGGTGATATGCAAGCGTTCGTTATGCTTTGGCATTAATCCTTCGAATGTGTAAAAATCATATTCACCTATATTGGCTACACGACGTGCAAGTTCAGTTGTACCTGGTTCAATACCTCCGCCATGTATAGCTGTGACAAGAATGTGATTATCTTTACGATTTTTCGTTTTAATACGCCAATCTTTACCTTCTGTTGTGTTTTCTTTTAGCTCTTCGAAATTTGAATAATAATCTAATGAACGATTTTGTTTATCTTCACGCGTTTTATAAAGTATAAATGCAATAACTATAATAGTAATAATTATGACAGAAATAAAAATATAATATAATTTAGAATACCAGTTTTTTCTTTTTCTCATATGACCTTCCTTTATATTGATTGTAATAATAAAAATGTGTAATTTAACTTTTATATTATAAATTATATTACTGATAAGCTCAAATATTGTTTAATTTAGAAAAATAAGTAAATAATTGAAATAAGGAGGAATGAAAGTGACGAAAATAACAATTCAATCAGCGAAGCCTCACCATAATGAAGGGGGTCAGTTAATTTACTCGGCAATAGATGACATGGCTAAAATTATATTAGGTAAGTCAAGTGATAATGAAATTATTGATGACTTACAACAACTTTGGAAAAATCGTGCGAATCGCTTTAGTCATGATATGTCATTTGTAGCTCTTGAAGATAATCAAGTGCTTGGGGCTATAACGTGCAATCCTTTAAAAAAGATTGATAGAGCGATGACGCCAACAGTACTTCAAATAATTTCAATGAATAAGTTGAAACCTTTCTTATCAATCATTTCACATCCGAAGTCCTTTTATTCACTTGTAACGATGGACGAGGGTAATGAAGATGAATACCATATTAGTATGCTAGCGACTATGCCTAATGCAAGGGGAAAAGGGGTAGGGCAACAATTATTAAATTTTGCTGAACAAAAAGCTAAAGAATCAGGCTTCAGTAAACTTTCTTTAACAGTAGTACAAGATAATGATGCAGCATTGAAACTATATCAAAAAATGGGATTTGAAATTGTTGGAGAAATTAATAAGAAACCATACTATCTATATCAAATGAGAAAAGAAGTAAAATAGAGAGAGGCATAGTCAAATCACATAATTAACATGTGATAGCTTGCCTCTCTCTAAGTCTATGAACTTTATTAATTATTCTTATATTTATCGTATTTACCGTTAGCTATATCTTGTTCTCGTTGTTGTATTGTTTGATAAACTTTTTCAGCATCATCACCTTCATAATAGCCTTGTTCAATTGCATGCTTAGTTTGAATCTCTCCAGAAGATAAACCGCCGTTATATTTTTTTCTCAAAGCATCTACGTATTCATCCTCATTAGTTGCAGCGTTGATTTCTGCATTTGGATCGTCTATGTTTTCTTCTTCTGAAGACTGGTTAGACTGATCATAAACAGATTTTTCTTGACCACTTTCCACGCGTAGTGAACTTGCATAAGCTTCACTTGCAGGGCCTTCCATTACATTACCTTGTGGAATAACACCATTTGCAACTGCACTATTATATGCAGCAATTTTATCTATTTCAGAGTAATTGTTGCTGTTAATAACTGCTTCTAATGTGGCGCGGTCTGTTATATTGTGAATATCGATTTGCTTTGCATTCTGAGAAGACGAGTTAGAAGTAGATTGCTGTTCGCTGGAAGAACTGTCTTCATTGCTTTGATCAGTAGATTCATCATCGCTTTCTGTATCATTTTTTGATGACTTAGAATCAGAATGTTGATCATTTTTCTTTTTAGTATCATCATTCTCTTTTTTATTCTGTGAGGAAGATTTAGATTTAGAATGATCTTCTTCCTTATCTTCATTCGAAAAACTACAACCAGTTAATATAAAAAGACCTAATAATAATGTAAATAAAACTTTTTTCAATATAGTCACTCCTAAATTTAATATAATATTATTTTATAATAAAATGACTAGTAAATGTTTTGAATTTTTGAAAATATTTTAAAAGATATATTTACATAAATTATACGCTAATTTCATTGTTATTTTACAAAATAATGGTAAATATGAAGTGAATAGGATGTGAGATAACATGGATAAAAAATTATTAAAAAAGTACTTTGATAATAATGATTTTAAAGCAATTGCGATTGTAGTGGGTTCTAAAAAAATGGTGTTAGAAAATGATATTCATCTAGATTATGAAAATGAAATTATCATCTATCCTTTAAAAAATTGTACACGTATTATCCCGTTTAGCTCTATTTCTTATATTGATTTATTAGAAGAAAATGAGCATTTCATAAATTATTTCAAGGAAACTGTCTAA